ACGTATTCAGATGGGGAAGAAGCCTTGACGGAGGACCAAACCCAATGAACATTAGTGCCCTGTCACAGTTGCAAGGTCTGCTCACAAGGGCTTTTCAGTCCCCTTACTGGGTGGTGTTGCTTTGTGCCACCAAGGAGGAGGCTCTTCAGTACCGTGAGGGCCTGGCTTTTTGGTTGCCGGTTGGGACTCAGTTCTCAGGACGCACGGCATCCTCTTGTGGGAGACATGTGTCAGTAGTCTCGGTCACAGAAGACTTTTTTCTACCACCGGGGGTCCCCTTTTTGTTGGGGTACTTGGGGGCAGGAAGTGCTTACGCACAAGAGGCACGGACTTGGTCCTCAAAGGCAAAAGGGTTTTTGTAGAGTCCTTTGTCTTTTCGATATCCCTTTGATAGAGCCTGTCAAATTGGCGGCGGGGACTCTGCCGTACTCTATTGGATAAGAGTCAATTTTAAGAGGAGAAACGAGATGGCCACAAGGCAAGAAGAAATCAAGCAGGGCCTCCTTCGTAAGGCCGCCATGGACAAGAATCTTTTGGCGCGAGTGACGGCTGCTCAGGGTGGGACAGGGACCCGCCTTTTGACGGCGAGTCAACGTCGTGACCTGGTTGAGGCTGTTGGCCTTGTGACGGCTGCGAAGGTGGAGCCCTCGGAGTCGATCACGAAAATGCCGGGTTTCTCCCCGCAGCAGCTTCGGGCCCAGATTAGTCGCCTTGCCAAGCTCAGGCAGGACATGACCATCCTAGCCAAGCAGAATGAGGCTATGCTGGCTCAGATGGCTGGTTTGGAGAAAGAGGAGAAGAAGGGCCTGGACCTCTTGAAGAAGGCCGCCGTAGAGATGAACACCAAGGGTAAGTTTGTGGCTGAGGCCGAGGATGCTCTGCTTGAGTTCACCGCTTTTTCTCAGGAGAAGACTCCTGGGATTGCGCAGATGATTGCCACGGACACCAAGGGCGAGGAAAAAGCGGGAGATCTTTTCGGACGCATTTCAGCCAAGTTGGGTGCTGAGATTGCTGCTGCCGTGCAGGTCATCTACACTCAGTGCAGTGAGGATCTTACGCATACGGCAATGGCCATTAGGGGCCTGAAGGTCGTAGCCAAGACCAGCAGCCTGCATCCCCTCCTGGTCAAGAATGCAGGCTTGGCTGATACGGTAGTGGGCATCAAAACTTGGTTGAGTGGTAAGGCCGATGCCGCCGCCGCCAAAATCCTTGGGTTTGTGGGCGACGTCACTCGGTGGTTCAAGGGGTTCCTGGAGCGCACCAAGATGGTCAACACGGCGACGAAGGATCTGAAAGGCGCCCTGAAGGACGCCATGAGTCAGACCAACGCAATGCTCAAGGGCTAACGGTTACGTAGTCTCCAGTAGAGACGCCGCAACCATCCCGCCCGACGTAGTTTACGGTACACTGCCCTGCATGCGAGAGCCCCATTAAGGGCCTCATGCTGGGCAGGTTCCGGTGGCACTCGGAGAAAATGGCACACGTTTTTGAGACTCAAGCTGGTTAGTCCTAACCCCATGAGATGCTCATAAGCCAGGGCCACTACATCCACCTTGTGGTAGTCCAGTTTGACTTTGACATCGTGACGAGCCAGGGTCGCATTGATGAAATCTAGGTCAAAAGAGACATTGTATCCGGCAAGAACACAGTCCCGCAAGGAAGCAGCAATCACTTCTGCCCCTTGCTTTTGAGTCAAAGTCTGGTACCCAGACCAGCGTTCTGGACTGTAGCCATTGACTTCCAAGGCTTTGGGGTCAGCGGTCTCAATGTGTTCGGGGTGCATTTTGAAAGACACACGGCCCTCGTGGGGAAAGACACAGGCAAACTCGATGATCTCATGTCGAGTCGGATCGAGCCCGGTGGTTTCCACGTCGAGGAAGACCAGCGTCTTGTTTTGGACAGAGGTGGGTTTCATTGTTCGATTCTCCTTCACGGACACTACCCTAAAAATACCCCGACGGATCCTTTTTTGAGTAGAGGTTTGCAACAGGAGACGAACCTTGAAGGTTAGCATTTACCCCGTCCCACGACCCTGGACTGATGCCCTGCTGAGCACCCCTGACGTGAATGGCTATTCCCTAGCCGTCAAGTTGGAGAAGGCGCGTGTGGCCCTTGCCAGGGTGATTTCAGAGGCACAAACAGCACTGGCAGCCAACCCCCTAGCTCCGGTTGTGGCTCATCGGTTGGCACGGGAGAGATTGCTGGGCGGCGAAGCTCATCTGTCTTTTACACCCCTGGGTCACCTGGAGTTGCAAGTTCAGACAGAGGATCGCAAGTGGGGCAGTAACCTACTGCCCCTGGAGGAGTTGAGAGCAGAGGCTCGTCTGAGGGGATTAGATCCTGATGCCTATGGTCGATCCCGCCGAGCGTTGCAGAAAGCACTTCAAGAAGTTAGTGTTGAGAAAACTGAGACCCCAGAGGAGACCCAACCCATGTTTTACAAAACCGCCATCTCTGTAACCCCCGCTGAAGAGATCCTTGTGGAAGTCGCCACGGAGGGTTCTCCCGTTCAGGAGGTTCTCGTTCCTGAGGCTCCCCCAGTGGAACCGACCACTATGGAGCTGTTGCCCGTCGCGGCGATGGGGGTGACCGCACCCCCAGAGCTGGTTCCGGCTCCTGTCCCGGTGAAGAAGAGTCGTCTACAGCAGTTGGCTGAAGAGGCAGAGACTCTGGACCTGACCGACTTTTTGGGGTCCTTGAGCTGATCGTTTGGGAGCCTATACCGTCACCCTCATGAGGGAGGGTGACGCAATGGACCCCGAGTTCTGGGTGACGACTGACGGTCAAAACATGTTGGCAGGGGTTGACGGCAATTTTGCCAATCCAATCCGTCTGACCGACGATTTCATCGTCGATTTTCTGCTTCACATCCCTAATGCAAGGGCCTCCCTAGAGCGTCTACTTCCCACCCTGTTGCCCGAGGAACAGGACCGGATCTCAGCTCTTTGGGAGTCAGTGCGATCTGGCTTTTTTGTTGACGCGGTCCAAGCATCGGACTGGTTTCAGACCTCGTTGACAACCAGTGGCATTTTTCGTGGGGGGGAATGGATCCCTCCCCGAACGTAGGGGGAGGGGGCAATGTCTGAGAAACCTACCACGTCCAAGAAATTTGTTGCCTACCTGGTGGCGGAACTGACCTGGAAAATCCTGGCGGGTCTGGTTCTCTTCTGGGGTAAGGACTCCATCCCTTTTCAGGTGTGGGGTATCCTGTTGGCTATCATCCTTGTGGCCGGTTTTGTCGAGGTGGGCTACATTGTAGGTCAGTCCGCTTTGGACAAGTATGTGCGTGTGGCTAAGATTGCCGCCGACGCTGGGCAGAAGGTGACCATGAAGGGGGTGACCATGGAACCTCCCCCCGTACAAAAGGAGACCCCTAAATGACAGCGTTTTTTCTGTCCCTGTGGACCAAAATCAAACCCTCGCTGATTTGGATTGCTCTGCTGGCCTTGGTTGGGAGTCTCCTTCTGTTCTATCGGGCCAAGGCCGACAGGTTGGAAACGGAACTGGTACAGGTTGAGGCCACTTTGACACGGGTGAAAGAATCGGCCACCCGTGACCTCATTGTGCTACAAGGCAAAAAGGACGCCGATGCCAAAGTCGCCTCGGCCGAGATCGAGTCTTTGAAAGCCACTGCCATTGCCGATGCAACTCGGATGCGTCTGATCCTTGCTCGTGATCAAATGCTCGCTCAGGTGCAGGCAGAGAGAAAAGACATTGAGAATGCCTCTGATCAGGAGTTGATTGATATGATCAACAAATGGATTGAGGACGGTGTCCTATGAAGGTTCTAGCACTCGTCCTGTTATTGCTTGTCCCCTCGATTTCAAGGGGTGCGGAACCTGTTCCCGTAGTTGAGGTGACAGCTCCCGTGATTCCCCCCAAGGTCTACGTTACGATCTTGAACACTGGGGACCCGGCGCCTCACTATGGGGCTTTAACCACGATGACCAATATCCGCAAGTTGATGGATGCCTATGCAGCTATCAATGGTGTTCGGTTTGAGCTGGAGACAGAGCAAAATATGAGAGCAGCTGACAAGGTGGAGGCCGCCTCCAAGCTAAAAAGCAAAGAGGACCAGTTTGTAGCAAGCGAGGAAAAAGCTGCCCTCATCGAGGTTGCTCGTCAGGAGTGTGAGATCCGGGCTAAGACCCCTGTTGTAATTGAAAAACAACTGGACTTTTTTGAGACCCCTGCCTTCTTGATCCCCACATCTTTTGTACTTGGTACAGTGCTGGGTGTCATTTTGGCAAAGAACCTTTGATCTGAGGAGTTCCTATGAACCATTACTTGAATATGAGGGGCCTCGAGGCATCTGCTAGAGCAGACCTTGAGGCTGATGCTCTCTATCATGAGGAGTTGGCACGCAAGGAGGAGGATGCCGCCAAGGCGCTAGCGGAGTCTTTGGTTGTGGCCCTTGTTCCTGCGGAAACTCCCCCCGAGATCCTGAACGACGTTGCCGCAATAGAAGAGGTTGCTCCTATTGCAGAGGTTGTCACAGAGGTGGAGCTGCCCGAAGCTACTGTCCCTGAGATTCAGGCCGTAATCCTGGATGCTCCTGAGGAAGATGAGTTGCTGGTAGAGGAACTGCTGGCGGCCCCTCCTGAGGAGAAAAAGAAGACCCCTCGAAAGAACAAAAAGTCCTAGGATGGAACCTCCCGTTTTAGAGACCATGCAGGTGATCAAGTACATTCCAGAGAAGATGTACGGATTCCTTTTGGATCAAGAAAGCAGGGAGGTTTTTTTTCATCTTCGTATTTTTCATCCCCGGGGTGGTTGGATGACTCGACCCGAGCAATGTGCCGCGTGTCCCCCTGGGACATGCCCATGGCCAGAGTCCCAACCACCTCCCATTCTCGGTGAAAAAGTTTCTGTGGAGAAGACACGGGATACGGATCGATTACGAGCACGCAACGTGTACCGTTTAACGGCACCCATAGCGGTGCTGGGTGTGGTAGAGACTTTTGACCCCGTTCGGGGTTATGGTTTCATTTGTGGCAATGACGGTAACTCGTACCACTTACACCGCAGTGAAGTGTTGGAGGGGCGAATGCCTCTTCCAGGACATCAGGTCTTTTTCCATGCTGGGATGAGACAACAGAAACCTCGAGCTTGCAACGTCAAAATCTGTAAGGATCACACATGAGTCGCAAAAACAAGTTGGGGGGTGGGAATCCCAATAGCTTGTACGTCCCAATCACTGAGGATGAGCAGGAAGTTCTTCAGCGAATTGTGGACTCCCAAACGCTACGCATCACAGTTTACCCCTGGAAAATCATGGTCATCCCTACCTGGGTTGGTGTAGGGGACAAGAGGTTGGCTCTCAAGTTCGAGATCCCTTTCACTGAAGTGACGAAACCCACTGTAGTACGGAGTATGGACCTTGAGTTGACGGCTTATACTGGGGTCAAACTGATTCGCAAGCCCTACCCCACTTTTCTATCCGATGGGACACCACTGGTGGTTGACTCGGATCTGATTTTGAGTCTGCAGTGGGATGTGGCAATCGATCACTTGGACCCGGCTCTGGTGAAGATGGTGAAGCCTGGGACCCTTGGTTTGACCTCCCGGAGACTTGATCCCGTGACCGGGGCCCGAACCCTGATGGGAAACATGCGGTACAAGGACGGAGAACGTCGGGGCCTCCTTCGTTTTCTCGAGGAGGGGGAGAGAAAAGTGCAAGAACTCTCCCTTCAGGACTTGAAGAAAGCAGAGTCAAGGAAGGACTGACATGAATCGAATTGCCAACAGACGATATGCGGCTCTCCTCAAAGGCTTGGCTATGAGGCACACGGCACGTTTGTCTCTGTTGGACCCGCTATTCAATATCAGGGAGATCCTCAAGCAAATGGTTTTGCTTGAGGATCACTTAACACATGCGTACAAGTTTTGTCCTGATTGCATCCGAAAACATCTTTTGACGATCGAAGCTTTCGGGGATGAGGGCGTGACTTTAGACACCCCCCAGGGTCACTATCGGAAAATGCTGACGGCGTTGGCGGAGAAGGCTCGAGTGTGGATGGAGTCTTTTCACGACCAAGTGGACCCAGCACAAATTGCTCTGGATGTCAGGAAGATTCGCAAGATGTTAGCCCCGGCGGCTTCCGACCCGAGGGCTCCTTCCGAACGCTCCCGTTAATCGATTGTGCCCCGGGTCTTTTTGGGTAGTATGGCAGGGTCCATACTGGAGGAGACGACTATGAGTTTTGATCTGACCGGGGGTCAGTTGGAAGTGATTGTGGGCTGCATGTACAGCGGGAAGAGCGAAGAGTTGATTCGACGCCTTCGCCGAGCACGTATTGCGAAACGCAATGTCTTCGTGGTGAGGCCTGAAATCGACACTCGTTCTAAGGGAGTCTTGGCCTCCCATGCTAAGAGTGAGTTTCCAGCTCTTGAACTAAAAACGGCCTCTGAGATTCTAACCTCTCTGCCTGTAGATGCCGAGGTGGTCGGGATCGATGAGGCTCAGTTTTTTGGCTCCGAGTTGATTGATGTTTGTTACCACCTGCTATCTCAAAACGTTCGAGTGATCGTTGCCGGATTGGAGTTGGACTACAAGGCTCGTGCTTTTGGGCCTATGCCTTTCCTCATGGCCTTGTCCGACCGGGTGGATAAGTTGACGGCCATCTGCACCGTTTGTGGGGGTACCGCAACACGTTCTTGCCGGTTGACCCCATCACACGACCTGATTCAGATCGGGGCACAGGGGGCCTATGAAGCCCGGTGTCACGAGCATTTTTCCATCCCTGAGGAGGGCTGAAAATGCCCATGTATGAATTCAAGTGCAAAAAGTGCGGTCACGTTTTTGAGCGTCTTCAAGCCATGGTCGACCCATGCCCCAAGTGTCCGCAAGCAACACCGGACCCCTGTGAGGGGGAGACGGTGAAATTGTTGAGCCTTGGTTCCTTCCAATTGCGTGGTGGTGGTTGGGCTGCTGATGGGTACTCAAAATAGGAAGGATCATGCGTCCCCTGGCACGAGTAGTGGTAGGAGACGGAGGTCCTTATGGACGTACTCATCGCGGGCGGAGCAAAGTCCCTAGTGTATGGGAACTTTGCTCGCAAGCTCGCAAAACATGACATCAAGGTGGGATGGTACGTCTCACGCCAGGACGGGGCTTCGTTTAAGGGCATCCCCTCAGGGTGTGAGGGGGTGATCATCATCCGAGATCTGATCAGTCATTCCTTGTTTCACAAGATTTATCTTGGAGCCAAGGACGCCAACGTTCCTTTTGCTGCCGTCCCACGGAAATGGAGCCAAGCGTTTCCAGTTCTGAAACTCCAGAACTTCATTGCTACCGCTCCCCCCATCAAAAACCCCCCCACAGCAGTGTCCTCCTCGGACGACGCTGTTTTTCAGTGTGCCCTCAAAGCTGAGCAAGAGAATAGGACCCCCTCGTTGGGGGAGGTGTATTCTTACGTTCGCTCCGTGACGGGTTCCATTGAAGGTGTAACTCAGTCCGCCATCCAAATGGCTTTGTCTAAAGTACGGGCTTTGCTGCCCTCCGACTCGACCTCATCCCTAGACACTTTGGAAGTAAGTGACGACATGCCGACACCAGATTACATGACGCTCATGGAGAAACTGGCCATTGAGAACCCCGAGATCTTGAACAATCCCGATCTCTTGACCAAGAAACTCACACGGGACACGGTTATGAGCCCCGTCGCGGTGAGGGTCATGACCCCCAAACTGACAGCCCAGTTCTTGCAGCTTCTACGGAAGAACCCCAATGTTCGGGACCGCGTCATGCGTCCGTACTACATTCGTTGGTTCAAGACTCTGTCCCTGGACATGAAGCCCAAGGAGTGGGCTTCATTGACGACGATGTCATCCCAAGGGAAGAAGGTTTTCAAGGTCTCTCCTCTCCATGAGACTCTGGCAAATGCCCGAGCTGAGGTCTTCGGGGAGTGGGCTCGGAAGTTGGATCGCAGGACGGAGTCGCACCAATATCTCAGGAGCGTCCGTCCTGATCTGAGCTTGGATCAGCTTCTGAAGGAGGGCAAGGTCAAGGGCTTCCCCGCTGGAAGGCGGAAGTTGACCTCCCCGGTTGCGGTGAGAGAGTACCTGGAGACCCTCGCTATGGAACAGAGTCCCCCCGCTGTCATCCCAAGCATTCCCACCACCCCCGCAGAACCTGTTGTTGTCAAGGTGACACCGACCGTAGAACCCGTTGTTGTCAAGGTGGTCCCGACAACCTCCGCCGATGACATGATCGCCATGGCGAGTATGATTGTTGACCAGGTACGGGAATTGGTGCTTCCCCTTAAGGCCCAACTGGTTAAGATGCAGGCGGACCTGGATCGGATCTCTTGGGATCTGGAAAGGTTGAACAACCAACCTACCCCGACAGTCCCGACAACCTCCAACGATCTCAACGGCTTCACCGTTACCGTGAGCATGAATCCGAAACAGGGGTCGTAACCCCCGGTTGAAAAAGAAACCCCCAAAGAAAAAGGCAGCCATGAGAGCTGCCTTTTTCTTTGGTTAAGAGGGGCCTAGTTCCGTGCCAAAGACGCTCTGCGTTAGGAGTCTGGCCCCGGGATTAACGCGGGCTGGTTTTAGATGCTTGTTAGATCCCTGTGCGCGGAGGACCCGGCGGTCTTTTTTGACGTTCTCTTTTTGCTCCCCCGCGAGAGCCAAAAGACGCGAGAAAAAGGGTTCCTCCAGCAGATGTCGATCCCCCCGATTGGATCGGGTTAAAGGGTCCTCCTGTGCATGTCCAAGAACAGGTCCGGCGGACTCAGATTCTGGATGCGTGCTGCAATAGCTTCGATGGAAGAAGCCCGTGCCTCTGGGGTGTCCCGATCCTCATCCCAGGGCATGTCATAGACTACGACCCCCTGTTGCTTGAGTACCCCGACCATGTGATCGATCTCTCCGTCCAGTCCCCTCAGGTAGTCAAGGGACACGGCGGTCTCACACGTTCTACCGGTCTCTTTTTCCATTCTCTTCATGATACGACGCTGGGCCACCTCGGGTGAAACCAAAACCCGGAGGCAAACTGTGGGTAGAAGGACCGATGCGGTCATGGCATGATACAGAGTCTGGTAGGTATCAAACTCACGTTGGGACATGAGCCCGTTTTTTAGTTGTAAACGGGCAAAAGCTGTGTCACCAAAGTAACTGCGATCCAAGACAGCATGCCCCTCACCCTGCAAAGCATGCCATTGGGCATGTAAGTGCATGCGATAACGCATGGATAGCAAATGGGCTTGCATCGTGAAGGACCATCGTGAAGGATCCCGATAGTACTCTCCTAGGTAGGGATTGGCATCATTTTTCTCATCCGGTTCTACCAGGACAAGGGTGCTGGCACCCAAAGCGGCCCCAAGTTCTCGGGTCAATGTGGTTTTTCCGCCCGAGATCAGACCTTCCACGATGACAACTTTTTTCTTCACAAGGACTCCTGAGGAGAGGGATTTTGAACGTTACCCCATAACCCGACCCCGGTGTTGAAAATAGGGTCGGCCCCGGTCGAAAAGTTGAGTAGTTCAAGCCGGAGGTTTCATGTTCTACAGCCGTGCTCTTCTTCCCCTTGTCGTCAATCCCGTGACGTACACGCACCTACGAGTTGTTCGAGACTTGGTTCCTAATTGTGGGTCCCTTTTCATCCTCGTACATGAGGACACCACCGAGGTGAGTCTGATCCCTTTTCCGGTTCGGGTCACCATGTTGGAACGGGCCATTGCTCAAGATACTACCTTGGACCCCTATCGAGCACGGATTCAAGTGCTCTCAAGTGCAGAACTGATTCCTGATGTGGCTCTGAGACTCGGTTGCGATGTGGTGTGGGGAGGTGATCGGCCTGCCTTGGAGGAGCGCCATCTGAGTGGTGGCGCTTACCACATGTTCAAACGGGAGAACCTGTACAAGTGGGAGGACAAGTCACAGACCGTGCTTCTTTTTGCCAAGAGGCACATGGGGACTTCCGCACTGACCCCCATGTTTGTGCAATCCTACCTGGGACGGCTATTACATCAGCAGATGCTCATGGGCGTTTTCTTTCCCCCGGGTGGGTCTGCCTCAGTTGTGGAGGCAAAGAAGAAGCTCACGTCAGCCCTCGCCTTGGCATTCAAGACAGCAAAGAGAGGGAAGCACAAGTTTTCGGCCCCACCTTTTCATTTTCTGGACATGGCGGATTACCCTCATCGTTTGATGCATGAGAACTGCCACGGGTATGAGGCCTTCGTTGCTCAGCTGGAAAAGAAGGAGGCTCAGTACGCTGGGAAGACTTTCCTTTGGTGGAGGGCTCAGAAAGACCGCCTCCTCCGTCAAGACCTTGACGGAAAAATGGGACTCATCCTGGTTGGGTTGGACGATGTGGACTTCGCTCCCGTTGTGAATAACAACCTGTTGGTTCTGGACGTAGAGGGTGAAACACCCTTTTCCCAGCTGGGGCTGTTAGAACAATCGGTCAAGTTTCACCAGTACGGCAAAATCCTACACGAGGTGTTGACCTCTGGGACTGATTACAAGGCGGTAGCTCAGCGCATTCTAACGGAGATGTCTCAAGGGTGATGGATCATCCGGTGGTGTTTTTGAGTAGCTGCCTTGGAGGTAACCATGTTTGAGGCGTCTGCTGTGTTGACCGTGGTCCTGATTGATAGCGAGTTCCTGGCCGAGTTGCGGGATCTCGGGGAAGACGAAGCGGTTTTCACCCAGTCCGTGGCTGAAGACCTGGCTCAGGACATGAAGGGATCCCTGGTCAGGGTGTGGCTCGACGAGACCAAGAGTCAGTACATGGCCGAGATCAAGGTGGTGTGATGCTGGTAGAGCTGGCAATAGGGGACGCCTACGGGGCGGGGTTTGAGTTTGCTGACCCCTCTGTTGTGCTTGCCCACAACGACCCCTCGAATGGCTACCGCCCTCATCCGAAGGGTACCATTGCCCCTGGAAAGTACACCGACGACACCCAAATGACGGTGGGCCTTGTCCTCTACATGACGAGGAAGCTCACAAGCACCTTGGACTTGGCGGACATGTTCGTGCAGGTTTTCAAGCGCAACCCTCGTCAGGGGTACTCGCAGGGGTTTTTTGATATTCTCCGCCGAGTCAAGAATGGCACGGAGTTGCTTCGGGCCGTGGACCCCATGAGTGTCCGTTCCGGGGGGGCCATGCGTGCGGCTCCTTGTGGACTCCTCCCTGACCTCGAGGGAGCCGTGGATTTGGCGATGTGGCAGGCCAGCCTGACGCATGCCACCCGGGATGGCATGAACGCAGCGGGGGCCACAGCGGCCATGGTTTGGGCCTGCAGGCACGATTGCGAGCTGGACTACCTCCCGATGTTGCTGTCCGATCTTTTCCCCTCCTACCTGTGGGACAAGACACCCGCCGCAGTTCCGAATCTCGGGTATGACGTAGCCCAGGCCGTTTGTTATGTGCTCAGTCAAGGGGGCACAATGACGGACTTGCTCACCCGCAGTGTGGCCTTGACTGGGGATGTGGACACGGTTGCGGCACTGGTAATGGCTGCTGCCTCTTTGCATCCCAGGGTTGAGCAGGATCTGCCCCAAGTCCTTTTCGATACCTTGGAGAATGGGCCCTTTGGTCGGGGCTATCTCCAGGGTTTGGACAAGGTCCTCATGGACTCTTTCCCCTTGCCCGTTACGCCTGCTCAGTACTTTGACCCCACGGAGATCTCCCCCGAGGAGACTCCTGAGCTTGACCCATTGTCTTTTCTTTTTGACGTGTGAAGGAGAAGCCCCAAATGGACGATCTAATAGAGGCCCTGACCATCCTGAGGAAGTACACAGGCAACGAGGAATACCACCCCACGTATTGCGGACACGTTATGTTCTTGGTGCGGTGCGAGGCCAAGGTGACCCCTGAGGATTTGGTCCGTTTGGAGGAACTGAGCTTCACACCGTATCCTGGAAATGTCCGTGGCTTCATTTCTGACCGTTTCGGGTGCTGAACATGTACCGTTTCAGTATGACAATCGGCGACTGGTCGGGCGACGGGCATGACAAGCGCGAGGAGTACATCGTGGTGTCCAACAAGCCGGTCGAAGAAGTGCGAGAGGCTCATTTTCGAGGCATGGCTGAGGTTCTTGACCTCACTCAGATTTGCAACGAGTACGAGGAAAACGCCGTAGAGGCAGATGGGCTCCCTGAATGGGCACGGGAGTTCTTCGTTGACGCCTATGACCAGCCAGGTTGGCTGAGCAGTGAACCCGAATTCTTTGCCCAACTGTGGGTTGAGGTGCTCAAGCGAGCTGACCCTGAATTGGAGTTGGAACTTGAGCAGATCCCTAGCCTCCTCATTGGGGGAACTGACAACCAGGGCCGGCGGTGTCGTGCAATGGGTTACGGTCTGTTCCGCTAGGCTCGAGTAGAAAACATCAACTAAACAGGAGTCCCCAACATGACATGTGCAGAGTTTCTTGCCGCAACTGCGGCCAACGCTTCATGGCAGGCCCTTTGTTTCCTCGTCCTGACCGTGGCCATGGGGGTTGGTACATTCCTCCTCTACAAGCGGGCCCAGCGGAATTTTAAGGTTGCTGAGGCAAGGGAAGCCGCCAACCAGCGAGTGCAGTACGATCCTGTTGCCAACTGGTTGATGACTTGGGTCATCGGCGTCCTTTTCATGGTCTTCGTTGGCTTGACGGTGGAAACCTTTGGGACGGTTAGGGAGCCCGTGACCAGTGGCAGTGCCATTTACTTCTGTGCAGAGAACCCACCTTCTCTCATTGAGAAGAAGTGACGGAAGATCATCATGAGTGTTTCTTTTCAGTTGTCAAACAAGCCAGTGGATTTTGGTCCCCACTGGGAAAGCAAATACCCTCCTCCCGAGTCCCAGCCCTGGGAGAATCTCCATGTGGGCTCAGCGACGAGAAGTCGCCCTCCTGGCGTTTTGGAGGGCCGCAAAGTCCTGTGCTCTTCCAGGGCCCTGACAGTAGGAGGACCAAGCCCTCTGTTCCATGCTATGGGCTTGGCCTTCAACAACCACTGCCCCTTGGTTCTCACCCCTGACGCCGTGTGGTTGACCCTCATGGCAGGGCTCGCCACGCATATCGACCAGCATCCTGAGGAGATGCGGAAGCACTTCGTGTCGTTTGATGGGAAGATGGATCTCGAGGTCAAGGTCCAATCCGGTACGGTCTACGCTATGCCAGAGTCCTTGTGGGAGGATGCGGTAGAGGGCTTCTCCTCTCAGATCAAGGAGTACCTGGGAGAGAAGTATGCTTTTGCCGTGTGCAACTTCAGTACAACCTCCCGAACTGACCTGATTGCCTCTGAGATCATTCTCATGGGGGTGATGAAGCACTACGTTTCGTACAAGATGTACATGCTTTGTGGTCTGAGTAGGGTGACGGTAACAGGCACCGTTGCTGATTGGGACCGCATCCTGTCTCGGGTGGAGACCCTTGCTGGCATGGGTTTGGCTTGGTGGACGGACTCTCTTTTGAGGACGCTGACTGAGATCCGTGACGCAGCCAAGGGGGTTGTGAATGCTGACTTCTGGAACGCCGCGTATCTGGAGCACAGGTTTGGCTCAGGTGGTCAGTACAACGTCTCCGGTTGGATCAACCACTTCTACCCTTACGTCCAAGGTGAACAAGCTCTGGTTCAGAATCCCACCCTGTTGAAGGGTGGGGGAGCTACCGACCCCCTGGATTTCCCCACGATGCTGGTGACGGCTCCCGTGGAGGTGGTTAACGACAGCATGGGGGTGACCCAGTGCCAGTACCACGGTGGGCTGGTTGGGGTGTCCAGGGCTGAGGACTACACCGTGCAGCCTGTGTCGGGATACGCTTTCTCGATTGAAGGTTGAGGGATCACCTTGTTGGGTTCTTGACGGTAGGCTCTTTATACCGGAGACCTCATAGGCGTTAAGGCCCGGAGGAAACCATGAGTCAAGCCCACCTTGCTGAGCTTCAGAGGCTAGCGGCCCAAAGTGCCGCTGAGGCTTTTGCTACCTACGAGAAAAAGATCCTAGCACAGATCAAGGCGTTGCAGACCGCCATGAAGAAAGAGAAAGCCTCTTTTGAGGGTCTCGGTTCCAGAAATTGGGGCAACGTGGGGAATCTCGGGTCCGTTGCCAATCTTCTAGAAGAAACCTTGACCTATCTGAAGAAATAAAATGGCAATGGACAAGAAGGCCGAGTCAGCGAAACCCGGATCTAAGGGCCAGACCTTGGTCCGACATGGCAAGTTTTTGGTGTGGTACTTGCCGAGGTACAAAGAGTACCTGCCTGTCGTGCTCGACGGTTTGGACCGGGCTGAACAGACGTACCAGAAAGTGGGGTACGTCCTGCCCCAAGGGATTACGGTGTTGATGGCTGGTCTGTCTAATGGACAGCGGTCCTTTTACTCCGACGCCCATGGGGGGTACATCCAACTCTTTCCCTCGACTTTCAAGGACAGGGCTGCTTTCAGTGTCTTCATTCATGAACTGGCGCACTATTACCACAACCACGCGGTCTCCGGTGGTTTCTCCAATCTCGTAATCAAGCGTCAGTATTCTGACTTGATGGAAGATCGTCCTAAAAACGCCCCCAAACTTGATACGGTCTCAGTAGCTGCACAGAAGATGAAAGCTCTGGAGAAGGCTTATCAAGATGTCAGCAAGAATTTCCCTAAGGGAAAACTACTAACGGTGGATGGTCGTAGTGTTTCCGTTCGAGAGGTCAAGAAAAAGGGCATGACCACCTCTGTGGTCCTTGAGTACGTTGAGGCTCTTCCTAGCGATCGTGGGGTTTTGGGGGTCACTAAGGGTCTGAGTGCTCTTGTGAAAGACATTCCTCAGCTCAAGCAAGAGTTGGATGACTTGTCACGTCAATACAATGAGGTGATCAAGGTCTACAATGATGCGGTGTTAGATCCGGGCAGGGACATTGCTAAGTATGAGACCCCTCGATCGGCATGGTTTCCTACCGACTACGCAAAAACCAATTACCTTGAGTGGTTCGCTGAGTTGGTGACCGCACGTTTGGTAGCAGCCTCACATCTGGATCCTGTCGTCCTGGATTGGATTGACGTCTTTGTTAAGACCGGGAAGTCTAAAATGGCAAACAAGACCTCTGAGCGTCGACTCGTGAACCAATGTCCCATGACGTTGCCCGAGGATGCAAAGTACGTCCGACGCTACAATGGTCTGGACATTTACCGGGATGGTGAGTGCGTCTTTGTTGTGGACCCTAAGACAAAGAAGGTCACCAAACGGGATAGGGTGAAACTCGGAGCTGCTCCTCCACACGTCAAAGAGTATGTGGACGACCAGAACATCGAGTACGCCGTATACCAGATGCCTCACAATGGCAAGTGGTCCTTTCGAGTTTTTGACAGGGACGCCAACGAGACCTTCGTCATGCACACTTGGCCTGACCAAGACCGGGCTGTGGCGGATTACGACAAGACGGTGAAGAAGATCAAGTTGGCTACCTTGAAGTTCACGGTCCCCAATGTCAAAGCAGCTCTCGAAGACGCCTCCTGGTCGCACGGGAAAGGAATGGAGTCCCGTCAAGCAGCTTTTTCCTCTATCACTTTCATCGAGGAAAAAGTTGAGCGTAAGGACCATTTACATGAGGTATGGCGTGAGCACACTACCTTTGAAGTTGTTTGGTACACGGGGGTGCCGGCTCCGGGAGAGTACCGTGATGGCAAGACCTTCAAAACTTTGAAGGATGCGGTGGCCTTTGCCAATCTGATGAAGCCCGCGTCTGATGCCGCTGCCTCTGTTGAGGAGGGCAAGGACTACAGCAACAAGTTGGCTTCAACCACTCGTCGGGCAACTATCATCTCCCCGGACCACTACTTGTACACCCCTTCGGGGGAGTACGTTTGGTCTCCTGCGGGTGTGAAGGCCGCTTGGGCACAAGCGGATGCAAAACTGGCCCAGGTGTTGAAGAACCCCAAGTACACGAAGTTGGTGTTGCTTGTGGGCATCCCAGCATCGGGTAAGAGCACGTGGCTCCGCAGTAATGCCGAGGTGAACGCCATCTACTTCGATGCCACTTTCTCGTTTGCCGATAGACGTGCACCCTATATTCAGATGGCACATGCGGCTGGGAAAGAGGTGTGGGCTGTCGTCATGGACACCCCGATCAATGTGTGCATCGATCGTAACTCTTGCCGGACCCCAGACCGTCGGGTCCCTCCTGAGGCACTAGAAAGGATGCAAGCACAGTTGGCCGGATCTCCTGTGAGGAAAGAGGAGGGTTTTGACCAAGTGTTGCACGTCCGCTCCTCCGGGAAACAAGCGGGAGACCCCTGGGGACCAAAGACTCGAATCGTCGTTGTAAATGCCATTCACGATTGGATGAAGGGTGAATGGGTGGTGCAGTCCGTAGACCGTGACGGTGCACTTTGGGTCGAGAATCGGCAAGGTCTTGCCATGGAACTAAATCCCCCAGGAGTGATGGAGAACGGGTGGTTCGCGGTGGGACCAGAGTATGACGGAGGAGCTGGGGAAACCAATGACCGAAGCAACGTGACAGTTCGGGTCCAGAGGAAAGCCAACATGAACGAGACACCGGACATGTGGTACCATGTGACCCCTGAATCTTGTGGCTCGAGCGCCATTCAAGTCCTAGCCTCCAAGTACCTCACACGTTGGAAGGCATGAAAACTGGGCGTACAGATACGATCGATCCAGTCAAGATTGCTCGTTTTCGGAAGGACATCCTTGCTCTGGCCAAGGCCGCTGAGTCCATCAAGAGGTATTCGGACATTGAGACCCTGAGAAAAGCCACCCTCAAGTGGTCCTCGGACTTCAATGCTTTTGGTGCTTCTCTTCAGGATGAGCTGCGAGGTCGCATTCGCCAACAGAGGAACCCGGATCCGAGCAAAGGATTCTTTGACGTAGAGACAGCGCAATGGCTCTTGGACCACGCCAAACCTTTTTGGGACCTTCAAGGGGATGTCCGGGATATTCCTCGTCAACCAGAGTTGAAGCAGAACCAGTACAACAACAAATGGAGGCCCCCTGAAGTTGTACGGGAGGAGATGGTTCAGAACCGTATTGACTACCAAGGGTTCCGACGTGAGGATGCCGAGGAGTGGGTTGACAACTTTCTCGAACGTAACCCCCTCATGCCGAAGGAAATCTCTGAAGCTAACGCCTTAGCTCTTTGGAAAGAGAAAGCTAGAAAGTGGGCCACAAGGGTGAGGGCCAAAGCTCGTTTGGCTTGGGATTTCTTGGCCGAGGTCATTAAGCTAGGAGAGACAGACCAAGAACCAATCAACATTGTAAGTCCTGAGTCGGAGAATGTTGTAGTAGAGGGTTTCCAAATTGAGTTCCGGGGTTTCGACGAGTCCCATCAGAAAGAGTATCTGGCCCCATTGAAGGAGGCTTTGAAACTCTTCCGGGCCAAGGCTCAACAAAGAGCCCCCATTCTGCTGAAGAAACTGACCCCGTTTACGGTGCAGTGGACGTGGGAATCAACGGCATCGAGTCAGGCTTCTGCTTTCTATGACTTTGGACACATCTATCTGACCCCGTGGGTCCTGGGTGCCGACTTGTTGGGCTTCGTGAAAACGATGGCCCATGAGATGGGTCATCATCTCCATCGCACCTATTTGTCTTCTGAGGCCACCAAACACTGGCACCAGTTTGTACAAGGGGACAAGGTCAAACTGAATCTTCACGAGGCTCTCAAGACCCTGAGGTCCTTAGGGGTCAAGACATTCCTTGACAACAAACTGCAAGAGCAGGAACCCATTCTTGCTCTGCAACTGTTGACCCTTGTGTATGACCACCGATACAAGGACCTGGGTTTGTTTTCCACCGACGACCTTCAGGACTACTTGAGTAAAGGGAACGAATCTGACATGTTCGTTCCCGCCTCTCCCGTTTCTGGGTATGGGGGGAAGAACAGTGAGGAGGCTTTCTGTGAGGCGTTGGGTCTGTTGGTAGCCTACGGCCCACGAGCCGTGTTGCCCTCAGTCAGAAGTATGCTTCAATTGGTCCTCCCCGACGTTCGTGTCTCGAGTCAGAGAGAAGCCATGACCGGATATTACGACCCCGAGGGACCTATCACGCTACAAGAGGTGGCTCGTAGGTGGCAAGAGGACGGAGACAAGATGTTCGATCGGTCACAACCGATCATGGCTCCTGTTTCCGATGTCTGGAAACATCGGGAGTACACCTGGACCCGGGAAACTTCTCGCTCCGGGTATGCCCAACTGGGTAAGGATGCGCCGTTATTTCCGGGCCCCTTGAAGTGGGATGCACTGAGGGAGGAATTGCGACTCAAGGGTTGGAGTCAAAACGACCCGATCATCATGTTCATTGGTCAGAGTGGGGGGATGAAGGTGGGAGAGGGAAACCACCGTCTGGCCCTGGCTCGTGACCTGGGAATGAAGACAGTTCCCGTGCGTTTTGTGTTCAACATGGGACGGGTCACAAAGACCAAACCAGAGAAGGAGCCGAGTGTTGTCACTTTGCCCCCCAAGGTTTTGGAACAAGTGATTGAACAAGCGCCAGCCTCACCCCGGGACCAAGCCCAAGTGGACGAGATCATGGATCTCCTCTTCAGTCGACGCTCAGCAGAGGTTCACATGTCCGCCATCACCTTGGCTCATCGTTACCTGAAGGCGAAGTCACCCTCTTTCATTGAGGACTTCGATGAGTTGCTCACTCTCAGGGTTGATGGAAAGCCACTGAAACAGCAAATTGACTCTTTCTTGACTGAGACCATCAAGGCGAATCTAGCGATCCACGCCCAGTACAACAAGGCCCTTCAGGTCATCGAGAAAAACTACCCCGGGATCAAAAAGAATTACCCCGCTCTTCGCCGTGCGATGCTTCAATACATTGCGGAGTCATCCCCTTGGGGGGATGACGATATGGCTCCTTTGTTAGCCCAAGTCATAGTGGACGGGGAATTCACAATCTGAGGTGTAATCATGGGTGTTCAAGTTCTCACCTCTAATGAGTTGTTTGCTCTGTTCAAGGAGATGTTTGAGCAGTACGAGGAGGTGAAGTACACCCGCAGGAAGAACAAGGGAGAACCCTGGGACTTCCCTGGCTTCCGATACGTGAAGTGGAAGAGCATTGAGACTTTTCGCCAAGAGAACGAATGGGGGGCGAAAGCTCGGTACTTCTGCTACTTTGAGGACGATGTTCTGTTAGGTGTCAACAAAGTCTTCCTCGAGCATGGTCCCGATCGCTATCCCAATGAGACCCGCATCAAGATGGGTCTCCCCCCTATTGAGGGTCGGACTTGGGGTCATGCCTTTGTGGACGTACATGAGGAGGGGCGAAAGAAAGGGATCGCCCGCAAACTCTATGATGCCATGCTTTTTCTGATGAAGCCCGGTGACTTGTTCACCTCAACTTCATACTCCCCAGAGGGACAGGCATTTACGTTGGCTTGGGTCAAGTCCCACCGGGGTGACATCAACCTTTGCTTCACGGACTACCTGTCAGATTACGACCCTACCAAAATCAACTTCTCGCTCAATCTGAGTGAGTCCCATTTTGCTCACAAGCTGGCCTGCCTGAAACTTGGGGAGATGTTCCGTTAGTCCTTGTATGCACCACGGACCCTGTCACCAATCGAAGGGTTTGACACATTTTCCAGATACGTAGTTCCGGGAGTCAGGGCATGAAAACGGCTAACATGATGGACCAGCCAGGCATGTGGTACACGTCACCCGCAGCGGACACCCCAGACACGATCCACAGCGCCAAGGACGCGGTCTCCGTAGTCCTTGCCTATCTCCATGCCCTCCAGTGGAACCATCAGGCTAGTCATTGGCAGAGCGAGGGAGACGCATCCTACGGGGACCATCTCCTGTTCCAACGCCTCTACGATGCGGTCACGGAAGAGATTGATGGGCTTGCAGAGAAAATGGTTGGCCTGTATGGCAATACCGCGGTGGATGCAAAAACCCAAGCCGTCCTCATGCCCCGTGTGTTGTCTCGGTGGGCCCATGAGAGCGACCCCTTCAAGCGGGCGTTGCTCGCTGAAGATATGTTCCAGGTGGCCCTGAAGGCCACTGTGGAACTGCTTGAAAGCATGGGTGAACTGTCCTTGGGCCTGGACAACATGCTTCGCACCCTTGCGGACACACATGAGACCCACCTCTATCTGCTCCAACAGCGGCGGGGTGGAGTCAAGTTGACCGTAAGGGCATCACAGAAGGCACTGACCGTCCGAGTGGCTTTCTCCCAAGCTGCACGGGGCAAGATGGCTGGTTGGTGGGTTGGAGCTAATGCTGATCCGTTGAAGGTCTCGGGCAAGCCTCGTGATGGTTGGATCCGCATTGATGCAGGGGGTGACATTCAGGAGCTGACAACAGCCCTGAACAAGTACATGGTTGCCGTGGTGCCATCACCCCAGCAGGTGGACAAAGTCACGGGGGCTGTGAAGGCGTTCTCGTTCCATTGGAGCAACGCCCAGAACAAGTGGGATGTCATCTCTGCTAAGGGGTTCCCTTGGGGTATTGACGGGGCAGAGTTCATCGTGTTCGTGGGCAAGAATGCTCTCAGCCCCTTGGGCAAACCTTGGGGCTTGGCAGAGATGAGCTACGTGGCCAAGTCGTTGCACCGTCACCCGGGAGCTTAGGACCAGAGGTCCTCTAGGTGCCCCTGGAGGTACTTCTTGGCTGACATTCGTTTGTCGTTGGGGTGATGGATGACCTGATCCCGTTGAAGAGCAACGGTTCGCACCTTGTCACCCCGCATCCCACTCCCGACTTGGCTCTTGCGATCCGTTTGTTGGGTTGCATCCGCCTCGTCTTGGGCTCGCATTCTCAACCGGGAACGCAACACCTCAAGGGCCTTGACCTTGTTCTGGAGTTGACTGCGCTCGGCCTCACACCGGACTGAGACCCCGGTTGGAAGGTGCATCAACTGAACAGCCGAGTCGGTGACGTTGCGGTGTTGTCCTCCGGCTCCTGACCCTCTGCAGGTTTTCCAGTCGAGATCCCGTTCGTCCAGTCTGAATTCCTGTTCATTGGGGACGGCAAGGACTGCAATCGTGATCGTGCTGGTGTGGACACGACCTTTCTTCTCTGTGGGGGGGATCCGCTGCCATCTGTGGCCTCCGGCTTCATTGGCGAAGGCCCTTTCAGCGCCCTTTCCCGAGACCATCAGAACTACCTGGGCGGGTAGTTCCTCAATCAGTACGAGGTCAAAGGCATTTCCTGGTACAGAACTTGCTGTACAGGGAGACTTGCTCGCGAACAAGCAACTTAGCGTCTTCACCACCTTCAGCGGCACGAATCTCAACCATGACCTGGTCCATGACATCCTCCATGGATACTCAAGAGGAACACCAAGGTTCCCTCGATAGGAGGGAACACCAAGGTTCCCTCGATAGGAGGGAAAGTGAATGCCACTTTTTGAGGACCGCGTCTAGTTTTGGGCCCGACGAATAGCACTTTTTCGAGTAGCTGTTTCTGGAGGTGCCTTATGAGCAACGTGGAATTGACAAAAAAACTGGCTGAGGTTGGTGCTTTGGGACAGGGCACCTTGGTGTTCCTCACCGTCAAGAAGAAGGGTGTCAAGCGAGCTGGTCAGATTTACAATGATGACTTGACCCAAGTTTTGCTTTGGTCTGGTTTTCACTACCGAGCCCTGGTGCAAAGAAGCATGGACCAACTTGACATGTTGGACGACGGGACTCTACGTAGGAATCTGGCGGGTGACTTGATGCTGGCCGGGTTTGAGAACGTGAAGATGGACGACGTGACTTTGGCGGTGCAAAAGGTCAGGGAGTCTTTCCAGCGTGTCCTGCGAGACGCCAAAGACTCGGACCCCGAGGATGAGTCCCCCCGAATGGAGGGATCCGTCTTTCAACCCTATGTGGTCAACGGGCAGGAGGTCCGTGGGGCTAAGGTGTACATGGGCAAGGGTGGGCCAGACCCCCGGAGTCCAGTTCCCGGGACAGTTTACCTGGACGGAGTCAAGTTGGGAGAACACTGCCTCTCAGAGGTTGAGAAGTGGTCCCCGCTCTCAAAAGGACTCACCATTGCCAAGACCATGTTGAAGTCCTACCTCCCGATTGGGTTGTACGCTCGCTATGCCCTGGACGAGAGCAGCCTCCGTTCCCTCTATGTGGGGAAAGAGGCTGCCGAGAAAGTGAGGGAGACTCCGATCGCTATCAACCCTGACGCGATCCGACTCCTTTTCAAAATAGCTCCGTGAGCGGGTCCTCCTCGTCGGGAAACCCAAACCAACCCAGCTTGAAAGCCTCGAGATCGTCCTCGGTGTGCAAGACCATGATGACGATCTCGAGGCTTCCCCAGTCTTCTTTTTCAGCCAGAACGCTTTGCATGATTCTGGCCCAGGTCATGACGTTGCCACCGTACACCCCGCAGGAGATCGCGGGGAAAGCAATGCTCTGAAGCAACATGCTTTGAGCCATGGCCAGGCAATTTCGGGCCGCCTCCGCGAGGAGCAGATCTGCTTGCAACGTGGTGTGTTGCAACTCCCCCACGAAGACTGGCGGTCTCCCTTGTGGGTACATGGGTCCTACCGTGTGCAAGACCCACTTGGCGGGGAGGTTGTACCCCTGTGTGACCCGAACTTGCCCCACTGGGCAACGAACTCCGTCGACCTCGGCAGGGAAAGCCATACACTCGGCAAGCAGGTCTGGACCCGCTGCCCTATGAATGGCTCCGTCAACGCCACCACCCCCACGAAGGGTTGGATTGGCGGCATTGACGATGGCGTCAACGTTGAGGGTGGTGATGTCGGCCAGGACTTGACCTACCTGAACGGGCATGGCTAACGCCTTGGCTTGTAGAGTTGATCGATTGCAGCATTCATTCGAGGCCGGGCCACAATGTTGTAGCTGTGGACCTGCATGGTCTTGGGCAAAGGGTAGCTCTGGTCCAAGTGCTGTTGCTCAGCCATCCAGGTGAGCACATGGTACCCAGTGACCTCGTTGCCCTCGGCATCGTAGTCAGCAAGGTCGTGGTCAAGGGAGAAGATCTCGATCTCTCCCTTGTGCTGCTCCAGAAACTCAATGCAACGACGGTAGGTACGGACCACATACCAACGGATGTTGTGCTTGAAGTCGTACCAGTAGCCCTCGGGGGCATCCCCGGTGTCTCCGGGACATCCCCGCACGTCGTCGAGGTAGAGATTAATCATTGTGGATCCTCCTTTTTGTTTCCTCTGCTACACAACAGCTACTCCAGAGGGGCCTCAGATGATCTCTCCAACAGGGCACGGATTACGTTGCGATTTCCCGTGATCACAACTTGGGTCCAGGTTGTGTCAGCAAGACACAAGGCGAGGGCCTCCCCCTCATCATTCCTGATTCCAATCAGTTTTGACTCCTCCTGGTAAGCTCGGTAGCAGTAGAAGATCCCCTCGGCGGGCTGTTCCACTGCATGGATGGCCACCACCCGATTGCTTGTTACGTACAGGCGGAGTTTTCCTTCCCCTATGGAGAGCCATCCCACACTCTTACCGGGGGCAAGACTTTGCACCCCGGTAAACTTCCGAACAAGAGCGTCATGTGCTGCCTGCGACTCCTCCTGCTGATGCAGCATGTACTGCATCAAGGTAAGCCCTTGCCTTGATGCTTTGGTCCACAGATGCACCAGAACAGGCCAGAGTAGAATAATGGTGGGAATGTGCCACCACTTAGAGTTCTGTCCTTGCCCCACTATCCCCTGTCCTCCATTCCTGGAGGCCCTGACAAGCTCAATCAGGAAGACGATGACATTGACACTGACCCCCACGATCACCCAGGTGATCAGAATCGAAAAAAGCATGCTCTCTCCTTACTTGATCTTGGCATTGCCACCGACCCGCAGGATCCAGTCCTGACCGGGTTCGAGGCAGTAGGACACGTAGTGCCCGATGGGGAGCATACGCCGGATGGCGTTCTTGGCGAGGGTCTTCTCGCTGGAGTTGGGAGTCGGAGGCGGGCCATTGGGGGCCGTTTCCATGATCGTGCTGTTGATCAACAGCCCCTGCAGGTAGATCGTACCGTCGATGGGGGCCTTGGGGTTGCCCGTGCATCCTCGGCAGTGACACTTGGCCACCTTACCCGCGGCGCAACGGTAGACCCGACTGCCCCGAATCTCAACTCCGTCCAGAACGAGGGGCTCGTAGACGTGGTCGGTGGTGCTCTCCGAGGTTCCATTCAGGGTCGCCTCGAAGCTCTCACGAAGTTCCTGGATGGCGGAGGCGATGGAGAAGTCGCTCAGGTCGGGACTCTTGGCCTGGACCTTTTCCACCGTGATGGTGTCCAGCTTGGACAGACTCTTCTGCACCAGGGTCATGTAGCTGAACCCCGAGATGACCGTGACATGCACCCGGTCATTACCGTAGGTCTTGCCACCTTTGCTGAGGCCCTTCTTCGTGATGATGAGACCCGCGAAGGTCCCCCGCTTGGTGTGGGCGAGGGCCTCGCTGAGCGGGGCAGAGTTGGCGTTGGTGCGGTCCATGTTGTTTCTCCTGGGGTCGTTGTGCCCTACCAGACAGCTACTCCAATGGAGTAGCACATGATCTGGTTTCAGTCCTGAAGGTCGAAGTCGATGATCCTGATTTGGATCTTGTCAGGGTCCATGGCGCTGAAGGCATACACCGAGCAGTCACAACAGGCAGCCTTGAAGGTCTCACGCTGGGCCTCGGCCTCCTTCTCGGAGCGGTAAGCCTTGCTGCTCAAGGTTGGGGCGGTGCTGGTCGTGAACTTCCCGGGACCCTTGGCCATCAAAACGTAAATCTTCATCTCTGACTCCTGAGTAGCGGCCCTACCAGACAGCTACTCTGAGCCTAGGTCAGATGATCTTCGAGGCCCACAATCTCTCCAACTCTGCTTGGGCCTCAAGAGACCTGTGGTGAATGGCCAAGGCTGCCTGCTCAAACTCACCTTGAGTGAGGGACCCAGGCAGGGTATTCAACCAAGCCTCTTGGCTTGTGAAGAAGTACGACATAGGTCTTGACCCCATGTAGTCCAGAACATGAACCTTCGTCCGCATGCCCCATTGCCGGAACGCACCCAGGGTGCTGAACTGAAACTTAAAAGGGAACAGACCCCTGCCTACGTCTTGCCACAACTTAACCAGGTGAACTTGGTCCGTATCACGGGTAACACCTCTGAGTCCGGGTAGCCTGATCATGTCAACCTGGGGGAAAACTACCCACAAGGCTTCCAACGCACTAGACCAGTCCCCCGGGTGCGCTCGGTAGATGGATGCCACCTGTTGTAGTTCCGTGGGTGTCATGGTTTCCTCAGTCCACCAGTCCTTGCAGGGACCCCCCTCCTCCGCCACCATGGGTAGCGGAGGAACCAGGACCGTACCAACGATCATGCGGATTGTCGGCAAAGGTGCGGACACGGACCTCGTGGGCCCTGGGAGCCAGGGTGAAACCGAAGGCCTCGATGGTTTCCCGCAGGTCCTTGTTCGGGATCCCCGTGCGGTCGCTAAGGGCATTCAAGTCCCCAAAATCGAAGGAGGTCTCTTCCTCTTCCTCGAGGTAGGCAATGAATTCACCCACGTCCTCGTAGTGGGACTCCCACAGGTTCTTCCCATTGTAGTCACGCCCGGAGGGCAGTCGATCCCCCTTACGAAGGGCTCGACGCTCGGCCTTCTCCTCAACAGCCTGCAGGAGGCGGTCGGCGTCTTCGGGGATGTAGCGGGTGCGTGCCATGGGGTCTTACTCCTCGTCGATCAGGCGGTACCCGAGGAAGTGCCCACACACGGGGCAGTTATCAGGGCCGTCTGACTCCAAAACGTTCAGAAGTCCCCAACCACACCCACACAAAACATTAATCCGGTCCTCCCGGTCGTCCTGGGTCTCGTTACCGTTGCAGGTGCCGTCCTCGGCATTGACACAGTCGCCTGAGTCCATCCCTTCGATCTGATCGCAGCAGCAGTTGAGACACTCGGGGCACGGGCAGCTGGTTTGGTTCATTGGGTCCTCCGTCGGTGTTCCTTACCACCTGACTACTCAGTCATGGTTCGAGATGATCCTTGTTCCTTAACGTTGTTTCACGAGATCATCTGAGCTCCCTCTGGAGTAGCTGTTGTGTAGAACAAGAGGAGACCAAATGCGCCCCTACACCACCCGCGCCCTGACCAGCACCAAGACCAACGACGACCGCTCGGGCCGCCGTTCCGCCCACGGGGACACCCGCCCCGAGTACCGCAACCCCACCGCCCGCCACGAGGCCCACCGTTTCGGGGCCAAGGCTGCCCGCCGCGAGGCCAAGAGCCTCTGCAGCGCCGAGTAGGACCCAAGGCTGAAAAGGAGAACAGGAATGGGAAAAGAGATGCACACCTGGGTTGCCTATGGGACCCTTGATGACGGGGACCTCTGGACAAATGCTGGGTTCCAAGACGGAGAAACTTGGCTCGCCAGTCTCCATGCCCCCGCATGTGTCCGCGTACAACGGTGCGGTTATGAGGGCTTCGGTGGGCTTTGGCGTATTACTGTGTCCGAAAACAACTTCGGATATGACAGCCCTCATGTTCTCAACTTCTCAGACTTGGAGGCCAGGGCTATCAAGCTGGGTCCCGTCTGGGACCGTTTCTCGCAGTTGGCATGGCCCAATGGCGACGGACCCACACCGACGTGGATCTGCGGCGCTGACTATTTTTGATCATCTGCCCCGTGTTTTGAGTAGCTGTAGCACAAGGAGGACGTGACATGGCTGAGAAGATGGACAGGAAGACGATGCCCACGGGGCACAGCGCCCAGGACTTTGAGGTTCTGGGCCGCGCTGCCACCGACCAGGGTGACTTTGGGAGTGCCGTGGGTGTGGCCGACATGGCCTGCGTGGACCAGTTCGGCAAGAACAACAGCAAGTATTACCACGCGAGTGTGGTACGCAGCACCCGGACGGGCTCGTTCTACGTATACCTGGAGTGGGGCCGGATCTTCAATGGCCACTCGTGGACGACGGGCTTCCACGGACAGGACTACCAGTTCGTGGCCTGCTCGAACGAGGGTGAAGCCCGGGACTTCTTCTCGAAGCAGTGCCAGGACAAGAACCTGAAGCGACTCGTGTCAACCACGGTCGGTGGCGTGAAGGTGTGGACGGCCAAGCCAGGGAAGGACGGTTACCTCGTTCAGTCCCTGGCCACCCGTGAGCGTGGGCTGCCAGACGCCTACAAGATCAAGGACGCCGCTGGGGTCAAGGTTGCTGCTCCCACCACCCCGGTGGTCAAGAAGGCCACGATCAAGTCCTCGCGTACCTACCACCCGCAGGTGGTGAAGATCGCTTCCGACCTGATCGGCGGTGTCAAGACCTACACCAAGGCGCTCGCGGCGGCCTCGGGGATGACCCCGACCATGGACGCCATCACCCAGGTGCGAGACGGGCTCATCCCGGCGGCCCTGGAGCGGATCAAGGTGGTTGGAAATCTGGTCGACGACCAGATCCAGGATCGGGACCTGGTCGGGATCTCCAAGATGGTGAGTGCCCTGGTTCCCCGGCCCATCCCTCGGACTGGGATCTCGGCCGCCGAGGCTATCCTCAACTCGGACAACATTTTCAGGCTCCAGCAGGACCTGGATACCTTCGAAGCCTCCCTCGCCAACGAGGACTTCGTTGTGGAGGAGAACGACAACTCGGTCAACCCCGACAGCCTGCTCAATGCCACGCTGACTTGGCTGGACCCCAAGGGCGACGGAGCGGCTATCGTGGCGATGCTCAGGGCTCAGACCAACAATCGGCATGGCTACCTGAGCAGTCCCATGAAGGTGCTCAACCTGTTCCAGGTTGACCGTCCCGACCGAGACGCCCAGTTCCTGGCCAACGTTCGCACGGTGGCCAGCCGCCTGAAGGGGCACTACAGCGTGAAGGCTGGCCTTCAGCCCAAGGTTCGGACGGACATCCCGGCCGAGGAGCAGGCGCTCTACCGGGACGCCAATGTCATCCTGACCCAGCATGGGACTCGGTCCGTGAACGTGGGGCCGATCGTGCAGACCCACTTCCGTATGCCCAAGAGCCTCTCGGGGGTTCAGATCACGGGTGCCAACTTCGGTTACGGGACCTATACCGCAACCGACCTGAACAAGGCGGTTGGCTACACCAGCTACGAGCGAAGCCACTGGAGTGGCGGCGGCGGGGGCATCGCGGGGCGTGGAGCCTTCATGTTCATGACCGAGACCCTGATGGGGGACGCCTACCTCGCCCCCTCGACGGGCAGCTGGGACAAGGCCCCGAATGGTAAGGACAGCGTCTTCGGACGGGGTGGCGACCGGGGTCACGGCCTGCAGAACGACGAACACGTTGTGTTCCACCCACACTACAATCGCATCCGATACCTCGTTGAGTTCACCTACTGAGTAGGGGGGAGAGCCTGGAGGACAAAGCCTCCAGGCTCTCCCTTTTTTCGGAGATCAAAATGGCTGAGTGGATTGATTGTGGCCTTCCCTTTTCCAGGCATGATCTGAAATACCCGGAGGAACCAGATTTCACTGAGGAGATCAAGTCACTGTTTGGTGTTGACTGGTGGCCTCTTCGGCATGCCCAAGGTTACCTGTCGCCGACAGACTTTGTCTTGCGACAGCTGGTCATGGACTGGTACGAGAAGCAGCCCCTTGTGCAAGAAATGAGAAATCAGTCCGCGGCACTCTACTCTGAGTCCTTCGAAAACACGTTTTGCTCCCAGGGACTGAATCGAGTGGGGGTCCTGGTGGAAACAGAGAAGGGGCATCGTTTCCTGATCGGGGATATGGACTGTGATGGCTGTTGGGGTGAGTCCAACACGGTACATGACGTGATTGTCCAGTCCGAGACCATCATCACACGTTACATGCTTTTGGATCTTCCCCAGCCTGGAGCCTGAGTCATGCGTCCTTGGATTGGAGCTATTGCTTTTCTGTTGGTCCTTCTAGGTTCCTCCGTCTCCGTTGAGGCCCAACAGAGGGGTACCGCAAGCCAGAGTCTTCATGGTCCCGTTCCCATGACGGGGTTCGACGGCTTTGATTGGGGTACCCCAATCAGGCGGATGCATCGGGTGGGTGAAATCTATTTGCCCGGATCACCATGGTCTCAAACCATCGGGTGGGGTCCTTGTCCTCTGGGGGTGGAACCCATCTGTGCAATCCACTACCTGTTCTATGACCAGAAATTAGTACAGGGGATCTACAGGTCCGTTGGCTTTGGTATGGACATTGAAGCTGCCATGCTGCAACTTGCAACCGTGCAGCATCAAATTTCTGTTGCCTACGGTCAGCCAACAACCAATATCGTAGGTTCTCTGAACTATGGCTACTGGGCAACAGACCTTAGTTGGTCTAATCGTCGGACAAAGGTAGAGCAATACACATCTGTGATCATCCCCCCAGTCAATGGATTTACGACACCCCAGATCGTATATGCATTGACTTTCACATCTCAGCAACATCTTAGACGGCAGTAGGATCAAACGATGGCCAAGGTTTTAGTCCTCCGATCTTGTGGGGTGGACCTCACCTCGTTCAACGAGTTTCAATGGCCCGCCTCAGGACCTGTAGAGGCCCCAGACTGGGACCCGACACCCTTCTGTGGTCATGGTTTACATGGGCTGCTCTGGGGGGAGGGGGACCACGGTCATTTGGTGAGTGTCTTCCCTCAGAAATACCTCGTAGTCGAGGTAGAGGAGTCTGAGGTTGTAGCTATACCCCGATGGCAGCAAAACCGCATGGTCAAGTTTCCAAGAGGGAACGTTGTCTACTGTGGTTCCAGGTCTGGGGCAGCCCAGTTCATTCAGCAGGCTCGACCTGAGGCCCAAGTCGCTGGACTGGTCCAGGTGGGGGAGGAGGCCAAGTCTTTCAACCTTGGTCTTTCGGTGGCCCTCGAGGGTTCTGCTGAGTCCGGTTTTGATGGGGTGGCGGTGGCTCTGAGGGGCTCGGCTACGGTCAAAACGGGCATGGCTCTGGCTGGCCACAACTGTCAAGCGGAGGCAGGATTCCAAGGGATCGCAGTTTCGGGAGAACATGGAAAGTCTCTCACAGGAGCTGAGGGTTTATCCGTATCCTCCTATCAGGGCCATGCAGCCTCAGGAACTTCGGGGGTCGCCGTTGGTGGCTCGGGGGCACAAACTAGTGCCGGGAGCTGGGGACTGGCGGTCACGAGTGGTGTGCGTGGGCTTGCCAAGGTAGGGTACGGAGGGTTCGCCGTGGTAGGGCCTTACGGTTGGGCCTCAGCGGGGATGCATGGCACCATCCTGATTGGCGCGACGGAACAGGGGAGTCCACCTGTGATGTACAGGATGGGCCGCATAGGTGAGAACGGTTTGGAGCCTGATACCTACTACTCCCTGGACCATGAGAACAATTTCATCTCCCAGGGATCATCTTTACCCACTCCTGAGTAGTTTCAGCAATGGAGATTTCTGCATGAAGGACGAGACCATGACGAGTGAGGCCCTTGTTGAGGTGAACCCGAAGCCGATCCCGGAGCGGGATCCGTGGGTTACGCTTCAGTCCGCGTCCACCAAGGACAAGACCCAGCGGAAGCGTTTGGAGTCCAACATCGTGACGGGGGGCTGGCGTGTTCGTCGGGCCTACCCAGGAGAAGCCTGGACCCCTGTGTTGGAGGACTCCGAGGCGGAGTGCACCAGGGTGTACGAGGGGATGAGCTGAGGGCTAACCACCCGAAACAAAAAAGGCTACCTGCGCAGGTAGCCTTTTTTGTTTCAGTCCAGATCATCTGGGGCTGCTGTAGAGTAGCTCTAATGTAAGGAAACCGGAGCGGAGAACAACGATGAGTGTCACTACGCAAACCATTGTGCACGTCGACCACGAGCCCGGCAAACTCGCCACCCGCGAGGACGATGTTGCGATGGAAATCCTGGACGTAATGTTCAAGGTCCTTCTCGATCAGGGTCAGGTGATTCTTTGTGACCCGAAGGAGGCTCTCAACTCGAGGGTCCGGTTTCCAGGCGACAACTTGACGGACCGCCTCACGAGGTGGGTGGTGGGTCGCCGTCCCATGGGTGTCTCCTACAATCAGGTCCTGAGCTGGTTTGCTCTCAAGAGTTGCCGTTGCGTCCGGGTTGGCGTGCTTGCGGGCAGCTCGCCAACCCAGGTGCTGTGGGCGTCCCCAACGGGAGACGACCTGCTGCACCAGTTGCAAAAGGATCATCATCTGGGGCTGCTGTAGAGTAGCTGTAAGGTAGACGAGGAACCCTACAGGAGAACGACGATGAGTGTCCTTGAGATTCCCACCGTGATTGTGATGGAGAAGCCCGGGAACCTTGCCAATCGCGAGGATGCAGTGGCCACGAGTATCCTCAACAAGATGTTCGACCAGCTTCTCGAACATGGTGTGGTCCTCGTGTTGGACCCGAATGAGGCTCTCCAGTCGAGGGTCAAGCACCCGGGATACAACTTGACGGATCGCCTCAAGGGTTGGATGGTCTCTCACGTTGGTGAGAAGACCCCCCGCCACGAGGTCTTCTCCTGGATGGAAGCCCAGGGGTTCTTCTGCAGTGTGTCCCCCATGTACAGCGCCCCCATGGAGGCTGGCCCCCAGATCACGGACTCCCTGACTCACACCCAGGTGCTGTGGCAGTCCCCGTCGAAACATGTCCTGAGCGCCATGTGGAAACTCGACCACCCCGAGACCCTTTAACCCGATCATCGGCACCGAGTGAACCTACAACCAGAGAAGAGGGCCAGAAAATGCTACTTGCCTACCAGATCGCGTGGGACGGGGTGAACCAGTACAAGTTCCGTTACAACGTCCGCACCGATGACTATGCGGTCGAACACAAGTTGTATCGGGCTTCGTCTCTCACGGGAACTCCGATCTTCAAGTCGGCCAACCGGGCGGAGGCTCTCGCCGTGTTCAACCAGAAGGTCTCTGGCCTCAACCCTGAATAAGGAACCACCATGAACCTGTTCAAGTCCATAAAGATCAAGTTGGGGTTTGGAACCAATGCCGAGAGAATCATGGCGTGGTCCTGTTCCGATGACCTGAAGGTCTACGAGCTGATCGGCCTTCTGAGTCCCTCGGCACAGCGCCAGTTCGCATGCGATGAGGCTGACCGAGCCCTACTCCACGTCACCAACCCGGACCCCCAGGCCCTGAATGCCATTAAGGTGGCTCGTGCCTACCTGACGGGCAATGCCACCGCTGATGAGATGCTCATAGCGCAGATGGTGGCCAACCAGGCATATCTGGAGGCTTACTATGGGGAGTCCTATTACGACGAGAGGCTCACCTCCCCCTACTACGAATCCGCTGTCATGGCAGCCAACCAGGACCCCAGGATGGCTGCCATTAGGGCGGCTACGGGCTCGGCCTACTGGAGTCCCAAGGGTGAGAGGGCTCGGCAGGTCAAGACCCTGTTTGAGATGGCCAATCAACGTTAAGACCTGAGAGGACGCAAATGAACTATGAAGAGTTTTGCCACGTCGCTTATTCCTATGATGACTGGGTCTCCTTGGCCCCCGATGAGGCGAAGAAGGAAGCCTGTGCAAGGCGCCGGAAGATCCTCACCCTTTGGGCCCTGAGCCATATCAGGGAGATCTGGGATCGAAAAGGGGACAACTCCTCCATCGTTCGTGAGTCTCTCCAGAACTACGTGGAATGTGCCGAAAAGAGCACCGTCCAAGATTTCATTTCCCCAGACAAGGAGCTTCAGCTTCGTTTCTACGAGGAGCAGGTTCCAATGTCACCAGACCTGGGTCGGCATCCCCGCAACACACCCGCTGAATTGGCGTACTGGGCGTCCATGTCCTTTGGGGCAACGCTGGCTTGTTGCACGGCTTTTTACATGGTTGCTCATGAAGGGGTCACTTTCCAGAGTCTTGCGGACGAACTGAGTGCCCTGGATTGGCCTTAGTGCAGATCATCTGGGGCCAACACAGAGTAGCTGTAAGGTAGCAAGAGAGGCCCACGATGAGTATGAACCTGTACTGCCGAGAGTTTGAGGTCCGTCAGATCGGCACCAATGACACCAACGACATCCTGAGCCTCAAGAAGGGCCAGCCCGAGGGTGGGTGGCAGGGGGTCGCGAAGCGGCTCCGGGCCTACTGGGAGCAGGCAGCCCAGGAGATGCTCAAGGACGCCAAAGGCAATCGGGAGGAGCAAAACTTCATCCGTGAGGACCTTGCCGAGTTGAACGAGCGACTGGATGAGGCCATCCGAAAGAATCCCAATGGCCTCCACTTCGGACGCAGCTAGCAGCAGAATCCGCTGAGCAAAGCTCCAACTGAGATCATCTGATCACGCCCCAGAGTAGTCTCTATGTCAAAGGGAGGGACTATGAAGGCCAAGAAACTCAAAGTCGGAGACCGCGTCCAGAGCCACTACAATGCCGCTTGGACGGGTGTGGTTGTGGCATCTGGCCACGACCACACTTTTCAGAACTTGGGAACCCGTTATGGTGGACCCTTCTACCAGACGGTCACGGTGGGTCGAGACAATCAGCTGACCAAGAACAGCCCCTGCTACGAGTTGGTTCAGCCCACCAACGTGGTTGTCAAGATCACGCATGACCGCAACGGTCATGCTCTCCGCAAGGCCATCTGGAAGGTGATCGACTCCGGGTGGTTGACGCTCCTCTGATGCCCCCCGAGTTGAGTTTTCTTTAATCATCGGGTCACGCCCCAGAGTAGCTGTGGTGTAGACCACCACAGGAGAACGACCATGAAGAACGTGACCGAGCATAAGATGTGGGAGTTGGCGTTCAAGGCCCTGGGCAAGTGGGGGCTGTTGCTCTCGGCTTGTTCGGGGGCGGAGTTTGAGGACGTGCAGGCGGCAGCCCCCTGGGTCCCCCTCCTCGATCTCCCCCAGCTCTACGCCGGGAGCCACCTCTTCTACACGTTCGAGACGGAGGAAGAGTGTGTTCAGCACTACCTCCGAGTCGTTGGGGAGGACGGCCCTACGGCGAGCAACCCCTACAACGGGCCTGGGCGTGTCTACGCTCTGATGTTCAACGACCAGGGTCAGCCGGTCACGGAGAACACCTGAAATGAACGTCTACCTGGACGACGTCAAGGGCCTTCCCTTTGGGAACCCCCTCGGGAATGGATCCTGGGATGACACTGAGGGGTCCACGGGGAAGAAGTGGGAGGTCGTTCGCACGGTGTCGACTTGCGTCGACTTGCTTGCTGCCCATAAGGGCGATGTTCAGGTCCTGTCCCTGGACTACAGCCTTGAGCACACGGACTGTGGAACGGGTCTGGATGTGTTGGAGTGGCTCGCGGATCACAGGGATTGCCTTCCCGATTTCATCCGTATTCACAGTGATCACTGGCTTGCCCCCACCCTGCGGCGGAAAAGTCAGGCCCTGATGGCCTCTCGTTAACCACACACTGGAAAACACAATGACACGTAAGAGTTCAGACCTGGAAAACTGTCGTCGCCACAGCCTCTTCGATGCCGAGGACAGTCTCACGCAAGCTCTGCGAATGGGCCTGCCCATGCTCAACATCGATGGATGGCTCGACTCAGACCTGAGTGAGACTTTTAGGTCTGAGGTCAAAGAGGCGCTGACCATTGTTTTCCAACAAGGTTTCGATGCGCCCCATCCTCTGCCCGATGTGAACACCCGTTCGCCCGGTGACATTCGTGAAGGGGATGCCTTTTACAAGGCGTATGAGAGTTACGGTGCCCTTCACGTTGACACCTACAAGGTGATCGCGTCCAGCCCCGTCGCGCTGATCCTTCGCAAGGACGACCCCAATCAGCAGGAGTTGATTGACAATCACAACTGCATTGTGGTCCATCCGACACATTTGAGCAACCATGCTCTGCATGCCTCAAAGGAGTCCGCTCTTCGGGAAGTTCGAGAGGAGCTTCAAAAGCGCCTCCTTGCGCTGGACAACAACAGGATGAATGAGAGGAGCAAGCTCGAGCGTTTGCTCAATCAGATCAAGATCATCTGAGACTCGGGCAGAGTAGATGTCTCGCCTAAGGAGGGACCAATGAAGATCCACATCAACAAGTTTGTAACTCGTCAGACCCCCGAGTCGAAGTTCTCCTCCATCAACCCGAACTGCCTTGCCCCGTTTCAAGATCCATGGATGCTCCTCCGCTTCCTGGTCTATGAGAACTGGAACGAGCGTAAGCCTGGGTACCGAGATGGAGTGGTTCTCGTTCCCTTGCCGGGTGTGTTTTTCCTGTCCCCCGTGACCACCCTGGTTGCCGGCATGAACCTCTCCGCAACATACCAGCCTCGTAGATAGGGTGAGGCGCCGCGCATGTCCGTGGGCTATGTGCCCCTGAATGGGGACTACCTCAAGGCCAAGACCCCGGCGGTTGCCGCGGACATCGTCCTGTACGCCTCCACGGTCCTTGCGGAGGACAACAGCAACGAACTTCCGGCGGTGGAGGGCAACTGGGAGATCATCTCCATCAATGCTCGCCTTTCCCTGGAGGAGGAGCCCATGCACCCAGGGACCCTCATGGCCAACCACTTCCAGGATAGTGGGGGGACAGCGACCCACATGACGGATTCCGAGTTTGTGGAGGCCCTGCGTGTGAGTAGGGCCTACTGGGCAAACAAGATCATGCCGGCGGGGATGTGATGCGTCAAAAGCTGGTTCTTGCCAATGTGGCGGTGGCCACATTCTGGATGATTGGTAATCACCAGGATGTGGTGAGTCTGCTGTTCCATCTCCTCATGCATTTGGCCATCATTGAGGTTCTTCCTAAGGCCAAGGCCTCGTGAGGCCAATCTGGCTCGCCCAGATCAACGAGGACTACGTCCTGACGGTCCATGAACTGTCGGTGCAACTGGTGGAGGGGGAGTGTGACCTCTTCCGCCTTGATCACCCCCAAACTTCGGGCAAGTATCTAGGTACTCCTTGGGTTCATCTTCTTGCTGGGGAACTTCCTTTCCCCTACGGGTGGACTCAGGAAGCCGCCATTCAAATCTTGCAGGACCACCTCCTACGTCAGTTGGTAGAGCATGAGGATCGCCTAAAAAGTCTGCGACGAGACCTTGCAGCCCTGGAGGCGGGTTTTCACAGCCCCACAAAGGAGCCGAGACCATGAAGAGGGTGCTTTGGAGGGCCCAGATCACGGAAAACGGGGACCTTCGGGTTCAGGAATTTCCGATTGTGCAGTGCGATGACAATGTTCCATACCCATGGGTTCGACTCCGAACCCTGGAAGTCCGTTGGGTACGATGCCCAAACGGCAAACCCGAGTACCCCTACGGATGGACCCGAGACTCCGCCCTTGGGGCTCTGCGTGAACATATCCAGTGCGAAATCCGGGACCTTGAGGACCGCAAGGCCAACTTTCTGAGAAATCTTGAGATCGGCCAGGCCCATTTGCTGAAGCAACTGGCAATCCTGAACGAAGGATCATGTCTCCCGAACCCCGAGTAGGGTTCCCGAATACGGGACCCAGGAACGTCATGAGTAAAGAGACCCTTTTCGTTGTGGGTGACATCGTTTGCCATAAAACGGCATTCCTTCGCAGCCTGCAGTGGTTCACTGACGTGCCCAAGAATGGTGTGGTGCAGGCAGTGGACCAGGACCGTACCAGTCCCATTCTGACGGTGCTCTGGCAGGGCAGGGATCAACCCACCAGGATTCTGGCCGTCAACGTGTGCCTGTACGCAAACCGACACCTTCAGCCCGCCTAACGGGGTCCCTTCATGATGTTGATCATGTTGTCCTCTCACAAGAAGGACATCAAGAGCCAGGTGCAATCCATTCGATCTTTTCGTGCCTGCACGGGGTGCAATGCTCTCACCGCTGTTCGGGCGATCAAAGAGGGCATCTTCACAGTGAAGACCGCCGAGGAGGCGGCTAACATTCTTCTGACTGTGGGCCCCTTTGTGGCCTCAGCCACCGCTTTTGATATGGGGGAGGCATGAATACGATCCTGCTCGTCATTGGTTCCCTGCTCACCATTTCGGCTCTGGTCCTGTGGGGCGGGGATCTAAGCAAGGACCCCCTACGGGACCGCTCAGAGGACTTGGGTTCCCGTCCATCTGGGGGCCTGGGACTGGTTTTCTTTTTGGTGGGTGTGGCTTGTTTGATGACCTTCTTTGTGAACGGTCCATCATGAGTTTTACAGATCATGTTGGTCAGTGAGAGAGTAGCTGTGGGGTACGGACCCCTGAGCACTAAGGACTAAAATGAATCTCTTTGACCTGAACGAAGACCAGCAAGGGCACATGTTTTTCCTGTTGAACAAGCACACGGGGAATGCCATGGGCTTCAATCGCAGCCTCTGCACTGGGAAGCAGGGTGACATGACCCTCGAGGATGCTTTTCAGGGTGGTGGTAGCATGGGACCCCGCAAGGCCATGCGTTTGGCGGCCGAGGTGGCCTCCTTCAAGATGGACCCCACGGTCAAGCTCCACGCCCAGATCCGTCTTGCCACTTATCAGCGGATCTCCCTTCACTTGCTTGAGGAAATCAAAGGTCTGCCCGATGAGTTGGTTCAACTCATCCTGAAGGATGCTCGGAGGTTGCTTGACCTTCTGAGCACCAATCGGAAGCCCAAGAAGACCAAGACGGACCCGGAAAACGAGTTTGATCCAAGGGTTGTTCTGTGAGACCCCTGGTCATGCTGGACATTGACGGGGTGCTCAATCACCAAGGGTGGTATGAGCGCAATGGCAGTCCGCATGGCATCAAAGACCGTGAGAAATATCTTCTGGCACACTTGGACCCAGAGATCTGTGGTCTGTTGCAGGCTGTGCTAGCCCCTTTGAGGGCCGAGATCGTCATCTCGTCCACTTGGAGACTGGGGTCCACCTTGCCCCAACTCGGGGGCCTTCTGCGCCGTAAGGGGCTCTCTATCCCCTTGGTGGGTTGCACCCCTCTACTGGGCAGCAACCCACCAAGGGTTGACGTTGGGCACCTGTGGCGCACTATCGGCCGAGGGATGGAGATCCAATGGTGGTTACGCAAAAACACCAAGGTGGAAGAGGTCTGCCTCGCCATTTTGGACGACGACTCCGATATGGGTGACCTGAAACCTCGACTGATCCATTGTGGGCTAAGAGGTTTTGAGGCAAAACAAGTCCCAGACCTTGAAGCAATGTTACGAATCCCGTTAGGCCCTCACGTATGGGCCTATGACGCTTTGGCTTGTACCCAATACGTAGAGGAGGACTCGGAATGAGACTCAAAGTACCCATGCCTGAGAAGACGTCCAGAGTCACACTGGAGACCATTCTGAGGGCTGAAATCGACAATCAGACGCTGCAGAACAAGGAATCCGCTGCTCACAGCAACTACAAGGTTATGCTGGAGAGGTTGCAGCATGTGGTGGAGGACAAAGAGAATGACCCCCTTCCCTGGACACTAAGCCATGTTTGTGTGGAGTATGATCGTTACGTAGAGGCAAAGAAGGCCTCTTCTAGGGCATACTTGCGGCTGAACACTCTCATGGCTCGTGCTCGACTGGAAAGCGGCATTGTTCACCCCTGGATTGAGGACTATTATCGGGCTGCAAGTCCAATCCCAGAGGACTCCCCCGAGGAAAGTCGGTACTGGGATCTTCTTCAGGATAGCTTCGAGGAAGCTCGTCAGTGTGAATGGGACCGGCAGAATGCCGAGGATGAAGAAGATCAGGACTTCGCCCCCCCGGAAAACGACCCGACTTGATTTTCCGCGCCCCTCAAAAAATCAGATCATGTTGCCCCCTGGTAGAGTAGTTAGTGCACAAGACCCCTAAGGTAGAGGGTCAGACTTCCCACATGAGGATCAAGACATGCGCGACATCACCGACCCGGCCAATCGTCAGGCCATTGCCCTGAGCCCGAACTTTACCGCAGCCCTGGACGACCTCCTGACGTTCTGGGCCTACGAGAACCGCCCCTACAGCAGCGGAGAGCTGGCGGCAGCTATCCGGGAGCACCGGCCCGACCTCAGCTTCTCCGTCCCGACTCTCGGTGGCATCCTGCGGGAGCGGTTCTACCAGAACACGCTCCCGTCCTACTCGGACGACGGGGATGGGAACGGACCCTGCCAGCCCCTCCAGCGGGGGCGTTTCACCACGGGCAAGTACCGCACCCGGGCGGGGGTCGAGGTCTTCGTCTACGGGCCCAATGCGGATGCGTGCGACGCCCACGAGTTCGAGGTGTGGATCCCGCAGTGGAACGCTACCCTCGGGCGCATGATGACCATGGCCGACGCTCCCGTCCCCACGGTCACCGCCCCCAGCGCGGACAGCGCCCCGGGAACGGCGCATCACACCCAGGCGCAGGCGCAGTTCCAGCAGGTCGTGGCGAACAACATCGCCAAGGATACGGCCACCGTCAAGGCTCGTACCTTGGTCTCGGGTGCGAAGCCGGCGGGGGTGGACTTCGTTGCCAGTGTCTGGCCCGACCGCCGCATGGCGGTCGGCCGGGGAGCGTTCGAGGCGCTCTGTCACCTGAGCGGCAAGAGCATCAGGGCGGGCGACCAGGTCCATGTCACGGTCAAGCTCGGCGATGAGGTCACGGTGACCCTCGAGCCGACTCCCGATTCCCGGCCGCTCAGCCTGGTTGCCACCAAGGGCAATGTGGCCTTCGCCTCGGGTGACCGCAGCCACCCGTTCGTGCCCGGCACCTTCTACCCGATCACGATCACCCCGGATGCGATCACGGTGAACCTGACCAAGGCCCTGTAAGGGAACCCCTGCGATAGAGAAGGCAGCCTTTGATGGCTGCCTTCTCTATTCTGGATCATGGTGTGCCGGAACAGAGTAGCTGTACTGTAGCAGGTACACCACGGGAGCAAGTCATGAACCTCAGGAAGCGAGAGGGTATCAAAATGGCCATGGAGGTCCGGCAGGCCGAGTTGGACGCTTGCTTGGACGGTAGCTGGCCTCAGGACATCAATGACGCGATGCGCTGGCTCAATTGTCCTCCTGGGGTTACGGAGAAGGACTATGCAGCCCACATGTGCCGGTTTGAAATCGAGGCACTTGTGACCCTTGACAAGCGCCTCCAGCTCCTGGAGGAGGGGCAGGTCGACTCAGAGTCCATCATCGAGTAACCATAAAGGTCCTCTTGCGGTGTAGAGGAGCCTCGTGCACAATGGGGCTCCTCTTTTTTCAGGTCGTCCGTGTATGCTCCCTTTGACCGTTGAGGACATAAGGCGAATCTGCTTGGACGTCTTCCCTGGGGTGACGGTTCATACCACTGAAACCTCCACGATGGGAACCTGCACCTTTTCGATCTGGCGTTTTCAAGTGACCTTGACATTGACCATCAAACCTCTTCTCCTTGTTGAAAAAGAGGGCATGGTCCATGCCGTTCTCAGTTTTCGGTATGACGCCACGACTCCAATCATCCCCTTGAAGAAAGAGTCTCTAGAGAGTGATCCTCAAGTGCGTGGGTTCCTATACCAACTGCACAAGTATGTGAATGGGGTGGCTTGCGCTATTGTCATGGCGGACGAGCCACCCCTTTACTTCTGGGGGGAGGGAGCGGACAGGAACTGAAAAGAGAACTTGTCCCCTAGAGCTACAGCCTCATCTACTGAGGTTTCAAAAAGAAACTCTTCCTCCTCCGCATAGAAGTAAGCCCGGGGCCCCTCGACCTGGCAGAAGCGGGCCATGCTGTAGGGGTTTCCTATTGCTCGTCGTTGCACCCGGTGTAACCACTCTGGGAACGAGATCACATCGGCTCCGTCGACAGCGGGTGGCAAGGTCCAACTCATCTCGGGGTAGTAACGAAGGTGCAGCGTGTGGTATGCCATTTTCACGACCCATATCGTGACCCCGTCTCTCCCTTTCTTTTTTGAGGACTTGGAGTGACGAACAACATTTCCGTACACCCTGTGTGTATTTTCCGTCACATGAGCTATCAGGTCTTCTGCTGTTTTGCAGTCCCCCTGGGACATGAACAAGAACACGTCCTTGAACTGCAACTCAATCGCCAGACGAACAGTCAACCATGTGAAACCACCAAGATGCCGAAAGGGGTCTTGACCGGCTGCCCGATTGGCTTGGTACTGAGCTTGAATGTACTCGTCCAAAGGGGTGAGACGGAGAATCTTGTACGCTTTGGCCAGGGAGTCCCATCGGGGTTGGCTAAATCCAGGCCCCCGTGTTTTGGGGTCTAACGGGAGGGACACAAACGGGGCTCCTGGAAGAGGGGAAAACCATGGGCTACGTCATCAAGGAACGAGTTGGCAGCCCCTAGTAAGGCCACCCGGGTCAAGACTGAGGAGGTGCTGAAGGTTGTACCATAGTACGCCCAGCCAACAGGAATGACTCCCCACACTCTGTCCCCTAAAAATCCCCGTGCACGTTGAGCAACTCTCCAGGTGAGATCCAAGACCTTACCCTCCAAGAGGACCCATCCATGCAATGTGGGAAGGCCCGTTAAACCCATGGCCCAACCCTCACAGTATTGGAGGGTGTTACTTTTGTCCGAGGCCACGACGATTTGGGCATTGTGGAAGCAGTGCCCAAGTGGAAATCTTTTCAGTGGGCAGTGACGGAGGACATTCAACAGGAATGTTTTTTCTTCGTTCGAGAAAGCCTCGGAACGAAAACGGGACCCCCGGTCAAGGACGTAGTCCTCCCCTCCGAGGTAAGAGAATCCTTTGGGCAAAGTCAAACCCAAACGGGTTTTGAACCGCACGGACTCTTTCAGATAGCGGTGCAGCAAGGTGTCAGCGTCCATAGGACGGACTACTCTAAAAAGGAAATAGGGACGACCAGTCTTGGTCGCTTTCCTCTAGCTCCTCTGCCGTGTAGGGCGCTAACCTTCCCTCGGGGTCTTCTACCCACCAATGTCCCGGTGGGTAACCCTCAATGGGTGTAAGCACTCGTCCCGTGCCCTCTTTTCTGTTCAACAAGAAAGAGGGCACAGCAAGAATGCTACACGTCTCACCAGGACTGGTGAGAACTACTTTGTAACGTCGAATGTCCTCAACCCGCATCTTTTTCCGTTAGGGGCGCCAGTTTGGGCTCACCTGCACAACCTCGTGTGTGGTTCCCAGGATTTTCTGGCAGGAGGTGTCAGAAATGGGCAGCGGATCACTGCCGTCAAACTGACAGCCAACGGCTGTTCCTTCCTCCTGGAAAACAACAGGTGTGCTGCTCCAAATTTGGAGTAGCAACATCGTCACGAGCGCCATGAGGCTAAAAGCAACAAGGGACTTCATTGGGGACTTCATTGGGGCACCTCTTGGACATACTACTCTACGCTATACCCAGATGATCGAGTAATCAACAAGGTTAGGGACATGGGGCGAAATCTTTACATTTGTGTAGAGGGGCTGGATGGGTCGGGTAAAGACTCCCAGTTGGACATGCTTTGTCAATGGATGACGGAGGAGGGCCTGGGTCTTGTTCGTGTGGCGGAGCCCGATGAACAATTACCCACAGGAAGGCTGCTCCGTCAATTATTGCGCACAGGTGAGCACCCCGAAACCTATGCCGCACTGTTTTTGGCCGACCGCATAGCGTTACAAACCCACAAGGTGAAGCCTGCCCTACAAGCAGGCAAGTCCGTGGTAAGCAGTCGGTCTTTTGTGTCCACGCTAGTGTATCAGCAGGACAATTGGCCCCTCGACTGGCTGCAGCAACTCCACGCCTACCTACCGGCAAAGCCCGACGTGATCTTGTACGTGATGACTCCCCCTGATATCTGTTTTCAACGTATGAGCCAGAGGGACCGGGAGTTAGAGGTCTTTGAAACCCCTCCTGCAATGGAGAAGGCCGCGGAACGTTATCTGTGGGTGCTGCAACAGTTGCCCCCTTGGTTACTTGCCCCTGGGGGTCAAGTTGTGATTGTGGATGGTACGGGTACAATGGAAGAGGTGCATGCCTTGGTTAAGGCATCGCTCACCCCACTGATCAAAGGAACCGAGTAATGGGTGGGAAGAACAAGGACAAGAATGCCTCAAAAAGGCGACAGCGAGACAGCATGAAAAAGATCGCTCGGAGCAAAGAAATCGCTCGGCGCCCTCCCATGCCTCCTCCGAGACATGGTGTGCACCAAATCTCCTCGGAACTGTTTCCAGATGAGGACTATTGGTTTTGGCTCGCTCATGGTGTGAACTGTGTCGTTTCCGACTACGACCAGGGCATTTGGAGTCCCCTGGTGGAGGACCTCTACACCGAGGGGTACAAGCTGGGCCAAGACGACCTGCTCGCCCGAATCAGTGATCGGTATGGGGCCAAGGATTGGCCTGTAGAGGGCAAGGCGGCCCTTGCTTGGGCCGTCTCTGAACGAACCGTGGTCTACATCTACATGATGGAAGCCATGCGTAGGATGCAGACGGCTTACCCCGACGATGACTTTCCTCAGTTGAGTATCAGAAAGCCGCACAACCCGGTAGTCTGGGAACTGTTCAATTTCATGAAGGGCAAACTGCTCTCTCGAGGTGCCAAGTGATTTTTCTACGTCCCCGGTACACTATTGAGGCTGGCACCTTTGGGATGGATGCTCTCAACCTGATTGAGAGTGCCGCTCGAACTTGCTACAAGAGTGAGGGCAACCCGGAACAAACGGCCTCCTTTGTCAAGCGTGTCCTTGACAGTCAGCATGAGTCCGTGATTGAGCATGTGGGTATGACCGTGCGGTTCATCATTGATCGTGGTGTTTCCCATGAGCTTGTACGGCATCGAGTAGCTTCCTTCAGCCAGGAGTCGACCCGCTACATCGACTACATGAAGAAAGCTAAGGGAGGGAACCTGCAGTTTATCATCCCACCTTGGGTGACGGAGGAGTTTCCTGTTGGGGAGCAGGTGAACTTCAGTGAACTGCAAGCCTTTTGGGTGCAACACGAAATCAAGCCCTCCCTCGCAACCCAACAATGGGTGTCCTCAATGTCTTTGGCGGAGGTGGGCTACCGGGAGGTTCGCCAACAAGGGTGGTCGGCTCAGCAAGCAAGATCGATCCTTCCTCACAGTGCCAAGACCGAGGTTGTGATGACGGCCAACTACCGTGAGATGCGTCACATCTTGAAGTTGCGGACATCCAAGGCTGCTCATCCTCAGATCAGGGAGGTGATGATCCCTCTCTTGGAGGAGTTGAAGGGGAGGACCCCGGTCCTGTTTGACGACATCGTCGTCCCCCTTTGATCTCGGTTTCTGCTTGATAGTCCCTGAGGGGGTGAGGGGATCCTCCCCACCCCTCAGGGAGTCAAAATGACGTCAGCAGCAGTCTTGTCCGCGATCAAGTTCAATGTCAGCGCTTTGGGCCGGGTGTGGCGACTTGAGGATCTACCTTGGGCCTTCAGCACAGCCGACGTGGGTAGTGCCGAGTTTGTACGCGTGGTGGCCGTTTTTCAATCTAGCCATGGGTTGAAAGAGGACGGCAAGCTGGGCCCCAACACATTGGCCACGATGCGTGAAACGATGCGTGAGACCAAGCCGGTCAGCGACAGTCAAAAATTGACGGGACCTCAAAGTCTTGAGGTCGTACCCCCCGCCCGTCTGGGGGTGTCCAACTGCATCGTAGTGGGTGGTCTGAAGGTGACCCTCCCGCAGAATCTCCTGGACTCAGGCGTCTCAGCATCGAATTGGATGGACGACGGTGAAACTCGGTTCAAGGTCTACTCCCGAAAGGGAACCAAGGTTACACATCTAGTGATCCATGAATCGGTGACTCGGGACGCAGCCACAACGGTTCGTGTTCTCAAGCAACAGGACTTCGGGGTCCACTTGATGGTTGCCCCGGATGGTCATGTGTCCTGTCACAATGACCTGTTGCTGGACAATGTCGTTCATGGGAACCAGTTGAACGCTTCGTCCATCGGTGTGGAGGTGGTCAATCCCTACACAGGAAAGAATCTCAAGGCACCGTACACGAGCACCATTCCCGCAACGTGGTGGACTTGGGTCCCCGACGGGGCTCCCGCCTTGTACACACTTCCCACCGAGAGTCAGCTTCGCACCTTGAGGGTGTTGGTTCCCTGGTTGTGCGAGATTCTTTCTGATTTGCCCTATGCCTTCCCAACGAAGGACCTGAACGAAAAGAATCCTCGGATTGAGGGTTATGCCAAGAAGGCAGCCCCGGCTGCGGGTGTGGTAGCTCATCGTGACTATGCAAGTCATGCGGATGGGCGTTACATCCTAGAGGCCCTGATCAACGGTTAAGCCATTTCGATCACAATAACCCGGGGAGTGTACTCATCCTCCTCGGGTTTTTCTTCTTCTCGAGGAGGCTCCCAACCAAACGGGGGCTCAGGGATCGGGATTTGAAGTTGTTGGTACTCAGATTCCCACATGATCAGCTCCTCGTCTTCCTTGTCTACTCAGATCCTCATCCTCATGATCCACGGTGGACTCCGTTTTCTTTTTGATAGCTCCTTCTTGATGACGTGGAACCACTTCCGAGAATGAGGACATCATGAATCCCAGTAGCATTGGCAAAAAAACGGCACCTAGGCAGGTGGATCCCAACTCCCCTTACCTCAAGAATGTCAATCAGAGGAACTTTTCAGAGTTGTCCTCCTTGATGCGGACTGGGGCTGAAGAATTGGTGCTGGCTCGACGGATGGCCCACCTGATTAAGACCACCCCGTCACTGGCTCCCGTTTTGACTCCCATGCTCAAAGAAGCAGCCCTGAATTGGCGGGAGGAGTTGGACGCTTTTCATGCCGCCTCCCATCGGTTTCCGAGCCTAACGGCCGAGACCTGGTCCAACCTCAGTAACTTCAAGAAGTACGCCCTGAGCGTCAAGACCGCTCACGTGGCCCTGTTGCGGTCCATGGGTTTGACGAAGGAGGCCGTTCGTGACGGTAAAGCCTTCATGGTTTACCACATTGAGGCCGAGGCCAACAAGTCCAAGTTCTACGAGGCTGTGATCGTTGAGGAGGAGTTGGGCTACCGCCTTATCCGGCGTTGGGGTGCCCTTACCGACTCCATGGGCACTGGCCGTGTAGACGGGGCTCAGAATGACACACAGCCTCGCTTCCTCTTCCCGACCCTTATGTCAGCCAAGAAGGCTCTTGAGGAGGTGTACAAAACCCGCATGGCCCATGGCTACATTGACGCCTTTGGACCAAAGCATAAGACTCCTGATGGCAAGACCCTCCCCATGGGTCAGTACCCCGTAGGTCTCACTCGGACTGTGGGTTTCGGATGGGGTACGCAATCTGTGACCAAGTGCATCCCTGGTTTGCGGCAGCTTGAGCAGTCCATTGCCTATGCCCGTGAGGAAATCGTCCGCACGGGTAAGAGTGATGAGGTTTTGAACTATCTGTTGGAGGCTCAAAAGCAGATTTCGGCAGTGGTACATGCAGACAGCTCTATGTCGAACAAGATCCTCTCCGCGGTTGGGTCCGCCATTCGCCGGTTGACTGGGTCCCCTCGTTTTCTCCCCGACCCTGAGGGTGAAGCCTTGGGCAAGAGTTTACAGACCGTTCAAAAGTACATCCAGAAGCAGCTTTCCCTCTGTTCCTAAGTCGAGGTTCTTGTGACCCTGAGAGCCACCATAAAAGTACTCCTCATTGAGGATGACCAGGATGATGCTCGTCTCTTGATCGACCTGATGGGCGATTCAGAGCGGGCAACATTCATCGTGGACGTCACATACACGGCTCAAGGGGGTTTAGACTCCCTCTCTAAGGGACGATTTGACATTGTTCTTTTGGACTATAAGCTCCCAGACATGGATGGTCTGCAGGTGCTTCGGGAAATCGAACGCTTGCACTTTCAAATTCCAGTTATCATTGTCACCAGTTACGGGGACCGAAACATCCAAGCTCGGGCTCTTGAGGCTGGAGCTACCGAGTATCTGGAGAAAGGAACCATCACGTCAGACCTCTTGGAAAGGACTTGCCTGTACACCATCGGTCTAAATGAGAGGAAACGACCCAATGACTCGGGAGCTGACGTGGGGTCGTTGATCAGTCAACTAGTTGACTTGACACGAGAGTCAGTGAAATCTCAGACCCACAGTACTCAGGAAATCCGAGAGTTGAGGCGGGAACTAGCGGAGGGTCTTGGATCTTTCAAACAAGAGTTGAAGGAGAGTCAGATCAAAGCAGAACAGCGCAACAATATAGTTGTTGGAGAGGTTAAAAACCTCTCCAAGTTCCGGTGGCTGCTTCAATGGATTACGGAGCACCCTACAGCCTCTGTTGTAATGTTTCTCTGCCTGATTCTGGCTGTTCTCTTCATGATCTTAGCACTTCAGATTCTGGACACCGAGAAGATCAAGCAGGTCAAGGACATCCTTGATGCCCCCGTTACTTTCCTGGTTCCTAACGAGGTGTCTTGGTGGATTGGACGCCCCTAAAGGACCTGGGCTGTGGGGCCCTAGTTTTTGACACCGCAGGAGACCTTCGTGTGTCCCGTGTGATCTGGCTTAATGATGTAGCCACACACATGTTTGGTGCCGTCAAAGGGAAAACGTTCATTGAGGTGCTGCCCATCGACGCTTTGTTGCGTATGGCCCGACGAGTCATGCAGAACGGACCCCCAGAGTGTCTTAAAGGGTGTGCCTACCGAGGACCACAAGGGGTTCGCGGAAACGTTAATTTTGCTCGAGTGGGTAAGAATCTTGTTCTTACCATTTTTGATGTTGAGCAACTAGCCTCGGAAAGAGATCTGTTTGCGGATCGTTACCGGGCAATAGTCAACTCCCTACCCGACACCGTGCACCTGTTGGACCAGAATGGTCTTTTTCTGGATACGCACATTGGTGTGACCAGATTTGACAATGCCACCCCCGAGTTTTACAAAGGGAACACAATCTATGATGTGTTCCCTGTCCCCGTAGCTCATGGTCTACTCGCTCGTATCCACCTTGCTATTGAGACCGGAGCGACTCAGGAATGGGAGTACACACTTCCCGAGTGGGGAGACCGTTACATTGAGGCCCGTGTTTTCAAAGTGCACCTCAGTCAAGTAGGACTGGCCGAGGTCATGTTGATTCTACGGGACATCACAGGGAGAAGGCACGCTGAGGAGGATCTGAAAGAGACCGCCGAAAACTTCAGAGCCGCTTTTGAGGACAGCCTTGCGGGACAATTTCAACTCAATCCTGATGGCACTTTTCGACGTGTCAATGATGCTTTAGTCCAGATGCTGGGGGTCTCCTCTTGTGGAACCCTCCTGGGACAACAGCTGCTGGACTGGGTATACCCAGAAGACTACAGCAAAGTAGCGGAAGTGATCACTCAAACTTTTGCTCTGTCCCTGGATCAAGGGGGCACGACTAGGCTGGTAACACCTACCAATAAGGTTATCTGGTGTGACTTCAGCATCAGACCCGTTGAGGTGGACGGGCATGTTCGTTACTCCACGTCCACTATCCTGGACGTGACTGAGAAGCACGACATGCATCAACGATTAGAGCAACAAGTGGAGGCTCGAACCGCAGAGTTGCTCAATGCGAATGAAACCATCCAGCAATTTGCCTACACTGCATCTCACGATCTCCGGGAGCCGTTGAACAAGATTATTTCCTTTGGCGATCGTCTCTCGCTTAAGTATGAGAGCAAACTGGATGAAACCGGGCTTCAGTATCTGGGCATCATGAAGTCAGCCGCTTTCAGGATGCGGGCTCTGGTGGACGACATCCTGATCTATGCCAGATCCAATAAAGAAGAGTCAGCCCCGTCTTTGTGCTCCCTCAACGTCATTGTACAGGGTGCACTCTCCGACTTGGAGGTTCCGATTTCCGAGGCGGATGCCCACATCACGGTGGGAGAACTTCCCAGTGTCATGGGCTACCCTCATCGGCTAGGTCAACTGGTTCAGAACTTGATCTCCAATGCCGTCAAGTTTCGGCATAAAGATGTTCCTTGCCATGTTTCTATCACAGGAAGTGAACTAGGGGGGATTGCTGAGCTTAGGGTACAAGACAATGGCATCGGTTTTGACCCTCAATATGCGGACAAGATTTTTCAAGCCTTCACGCGCCTGCACACTCGGTTTGAGTACCCAGGAACGGGGATCGGACTAGCTCTCTGTCGTAAAATTGTCGCAATGCACGGGGGTACTATTGAGGCAGTAGGTGTTCCCGGTGCCGGGGCCACTTTTGTGACCAGAATCCCTGTTCAGGGAGGAACAGCAACATGACACGACCTCTGAGTGTGATTTTTGCAGAGGACGACGATGAGGACTGGATCCTCATCGCTGACGTCATTGACTCCTGCCCCCTTAGGGACAAACTCACGTTGGAACGTGTCCGTGACGGCCAACAACTGTTGGACCGCCTACGGGACACGGACCTGCCCCATCCTGACGTTGTCCTCCTGGACATTCAAATGCCTCGGAAGAACGGCCTTGAGACTCTACTGGAAATGAGAGCAGAGGAGGCCCTCCGTTCAATCCCAGTGATCATACTGACCACATCAGAGGCTGAATCGGATGTCTTCCGATCCTATCAGAGTGGGGCCAACTCCTACGTGGTGAAACCCGGGAGTTCTGTTGAGGCCCTTCTGCATGCTCTCAAAAACTACTGGGTGGGGGTATGTCGGATCCCAACCCCACGCCCTGCCCTGACACATCAGGTGAAACATGAAGAGCCTTGAGGCACTCCTTAAAATAGCGGCACCTGGAGCTGAGGCCCTACGCCTGTTGTCCAAGGTGGAAGAGCTAATCAAGGAAAACACTTATCAGCAGGAACTGATGGACCTGCTGATAAGTAAAGGTGAGGCTCGTCGTCTGGGACGGCTCACTGACGTCAAGGTGACCACCTTTGCCCTGCAGGGCAACAAGATCCAAGCCCTGGTACAAGGAACATCTGGAGTGTATCAGACGTCCATCACTTTGTCCCCTCGAGGGCATCGGTGTAGTTGCCCCGATTGGCTTCAAAATGGCCCCAAGGTGGGACCCTGCAAGCATGTTTTAGCCCTGGCCGTAGCTTGGCAAGAGGAACGACTAGGGCCCCAAATGGAGGCCCTAGTCGAAAATCTTTTGGTCACTCTGGGTTCTTAGCTAGCTGACTATCCCTAACCTCTTTCTTATAGCGATAGCCGCCGTTACTCAAACCCCTCTTGTGAGCCTCAATCTCTTGTTTGGCCTCCGCTTCCCAGTACTCTTGTTGCTGAAGAAGCCCCGCCATCAAAGCCTTGTAGTCGAAGGGACCTGTGCCAACAGGTTGCAAGATCCCGGGCCCCATTCTCCAAACATCTGAAAGGATCCGATCCGCATCGAATCCCTCCGCCAGTCCTTTGGCGACCAAGAATTCCTTGACCGTGTTGCGATGCTTTTGGAAAAGGGACGGCATCTTTCGATGCATCTCCACATAGTCCCGCACTACTTGGAGAGCCTCTTGACAGGCGGCCTTGATCAGGAGGAACTGGTTTTCCCCCTCCACAATCTTGGCCTCAGCAAGTTTCCGTTGCCACCAAGCGGCGTACTTCCGACCCTGGTCTTCAAACTCGGAGGCTTGGGCCAATTTTTGACCCGCAAGGGTCAAAAACAATGCTCCATCGGAGGGGCGCAGGTTCTCAAGATCCGTGTTGCTTTGGCCGGACTTGCTGGCAAAAAGGATCTCCACGGTGGCCCTCATCTGCTCAAAAGCAGCCTCAAGTCTCTTCTCCAGGATTTTCTGTGTGTCGCCCCCCGCTTGGTAGATGTCATGCATTTGCTTGAACTGGTTTTCCAGTTTGACACAACTTGCCTGAAGATTGTCCGCCTCGGCCAAGAGGCTCTTGGTCTGCAGGGACAGAGGAGGAGTCCTCGCCACCGTGAGCATGACACTCCAGTGACCTTGCACGGCGACCCAAGTGATCTCAGGGTTGTGCTCTGGCGGGAGATCTGAGGGTGCTACAAATTGAGTCATTCTCTGTTGGGCCTCAGCAAAATGCCGGGCCCCGGCTGCCATGATAGCCACCAGCTCAAAAACCCTCGCCCGGATCTTCTCCTCTTGCTCCCGATCCTTGTGGACCATGTCAGCAAACCCCACGGGGTCCAGCCTCAACACGTCCTCCTTTTCCTGCATGGCCTTCACGGGGTCAGGATAGAGAAAATGGTCACTGATCCATTCATGGGACAACTGAGCGTGATCAAGTCGCGCCTCCAGCTCCATATAGCGTCCCGGGGGCAAGTAAGAGATTGCAGGCTTGCTCTTTCTCTCGATAGCAACTTCAAGACGAACCACCAGGGTGAGAAACTGCTGAATCTGGGCCCTTGTACCCCGGTCCTCACCCCGGAGGTTGTTCCAGACTTGACCCATCCGATGACGGTTGTTGTTTTTCAAGGTGCTGCTCAGACTTTGGTACCTCTCCGAGATTGAAAGCTCAAGCTGGGTCAGCAGGTCCGAGGCTTCCTTGAACAGGTTGTATGTGTTCCCCTTGGAGGCTACCAGAGTCTGCACCCCCTCCCACCGTGTGGTCAACTCGGGCAACTCAGTGAGGTACCAAGTGCTATACATCTGGTACAGTTCCGACAACTGCCGCCGACGGGACCTTTTATCCGCCACCATGGTGGAAATCATCATGATCAGCCATCCAAAAAGGACCAACACGGCTACAGGACCCATTATGTAGATCAAGATCATAGGGTCGGCCTCATCCTTCTTGGGGTAGCTCTCAAAGAGGAGATCCGGGCTAGACTGTTTGGCCTTGATGGTCTCAGGGTCCGTGTGCTCAAAGAGGTACTTGTCCAGATCCTTCATCACACTGAGAATGGCCCTCGTGGGATCCTTGGGGGTGCCCGTCAAAACGGACCGGAAGGACCCCAAGAAATCAACCATGCGATCCTGGGTGAGGCTCAACTCCTTCTGCCAGCGTGACCCGGTCATCAGTCGGATGTACCGGGGCTGATAGGAGAGCACAAAGAGCGACGATGTTTCCGGGTTGAAGAGCATGGGGTTCTTTTCCGCCCATGTGTTCCACACCCTCTCGGTGGCCTCAGTGATTTGGGCTAGGCCACTCTTTTGTTCCTCTTCTGGGGTCTCGATCTTGTCAAAGATCACCACGTAGAAGGGATGACGGGACTGAGATGCGAGTGCCTGTAGGGCAAGGATCCCGTCGTACTCAATCCCAGGGGGATGGAAACCTTCGGGTACGGTGTACACGAAAATGCCACCATGCAACGTGGGAACCTGGCTCTCGGCGAGAGCCGGACCAGCCCCCAGAAATAACATGGCAAAGCAAAGGGATAGAAACCGCATGGGAAACTCCTCTGGTGTCTGCACTACCTACTCGGAAAAGAAAAACATGATCATGGTTGTGGGCTTGGAGTAGTTTCCTTGCCCAAAGAAAAAGAGGACCCATGTCCATGCTACACGATATCAAGACCCGAGACGATCTTACCGAATCCCTTCATGCGAGGGCCATGGACTATGCCCAGAGACGTGCAGTTCTGGAGAAGAATTGGGCCCTCCTTCTGAGAGAGGGCAATCTAAGATCCGTGACCCTGGAGGAGGGTCGTGACGATCTCGTGGTTCTCCTATTCGAGTGCGCCTTCATGGGTGACGTCTGGGACGATAGTCGAAGTGTTCCCCTACGGCACTTTGAAGTCGAGCCCTCTGTTTGGACAGCAGAACTCAAAGCGCAAATGTTGGAGCAAGAACGACTGATGGCCGAACGGGAGAAGAAGGCCGTCACTGAGAGGGAGGCCCGTATGAAGAGGGACTTGATTGCCAAGGCCAAGGCTCTAGGGCTCACTGCCGAGGATCTCAAAGAATGACAGATTTCTCTTTTTCGGGCATGACTCCGGCCCTCGAACACTATTTTTCGGAGCTGGAAAAGTTCAACGACCAGGTCAGGTCTTCCCTCGAGCCGATTGAGCTTGCCAAAATCGCTTGGCTTGAGGCGTCACCGGAAAAGGACACATCGCACCCCCTTTGGCTGTCCCTGCAGAAGTGCTCTCAGGAGCACGATGCCGAGCAAGACCGATGGAGACAGCACTTACGAGAACTCAAGGAGTCTCTCCCTGCGGGTCTGACTGACCAATATCGTAAGGAGTTGGTGGTCTGGGCTTGTAGGGATGAGACCACTCAGGGAGACCCCTTGTTTGAAACAAGCCCTTCTGGGAGGTACGTGCTGCAGGTAACAAGGCACGCTCAGAAAGGGGGTTGGGACTACTCCAAGGGGGTCGTCTTTGAGGGCCCGGAGTTGAGGCCCATCCAAACCGTGTGCCGAAACCATGGGTCCTTTCCAGCGACTTTTGTCGAGGATCATCCCAATGGCCATGACTATCTGGTCTGCGGGTATGACTACCAAGGGCAAACGGTCTTGGAGTTGGACACCGGGGTGCGTAAGGACTCCTTGCCTGCCTCAGCCGAGGCAGGATTCGGGTTCTGTTGGGATCATGCCGAGGCCTCACCCTCTAAGAACACCCTGCTAGTCGAGGGGTGCTATTGGGCGGGCCCGTTTGAGATTTGGTTCGTGGACTTCACCTATCCTTTGGCCTCCCCACTCCCGGTTTTGCACCGCGAGTCGGATGCCCACCTCTTCCAAGCTTGGGTAGGCCCTGACGCAGCCACCATGGAACGTTCCTACGAATTCTACATTCCTCTTGGAAAGAGGGCGGATGAGGTGACGGAGGAGGAGGAAGACGCCATGACCCTCCTGATCAACAAGAGAACACCGAACGTCGCGAAGACAATGATCGAGACTTTCACCTGGACCCGTCCCAGCCTTGAACAGGCGGCCAAGGACTACGTGGATTATCTCTATCATGGGTGGGTTCGCCATGGGGTGCCTTTGGCTCAAGACTTCATTGACAATGCTCGGGTCCTTCTACAAAACGTCCCCAACAAGGAAGAGAGACAATCTTTGTTGGACTCGCTTCTTGTTAATGGAGTGCGAATCCTTTGATCTTCGAGATCATCTCGACCTTTCTAGAGTAGTGTAAGGGTAAAGGAGATCCCTATGTTGGACCTTGTGGCACGCCTGGAAAAGGCTCGAAACGACTACTACAACGGCAACCCGACTATGTCGGATGCCCAGTACGACGCCCTCGAAGACGAGTTGCGCAAGCAGAACCCCAACCATCCTTTCCTGGCCAAGGTGGGATCTCCGGTCCCCCAGAATGGCGCTTGGGCCAAGACCAAGCATGCCATTCCCATGGGGAGCCTGAACAAGGCTCAGGTGGACACCGAGATCTCTGACTGGCTGAAGGGTTGTTCCTACAAGGCGGGTGAGGCACTCACGATCACTGACAAGTGCGACGGCATTAGTCTTGCCCTGCACTATCGGGACCGCAAAATGGTCCAGGCAGTCACCCGTGGGGACGGTCTCGTAGGTGAGGACATCACCCGTAACGTCCTGCTGATGAAGGGGTTCCCCAAGGTACTCCCCCCGACCCTGTTCGCCGAGAGTGGTCCCTTCCAGACCCCGAATGACGTGTACATTCGGGGTGAGATCATCGTGACCCACACGGACTTCGACACCTTTTTCAAGGGTGAGTCGAATCCCCGAAACACCGCCTCGGGAACGGCCAAGCGTCAGTCGGATGCGGCCAAGTGCGCGCACCTCACGGTCCTCTGCTACCAGCTCCTGCCCAACGGGGTCACCTATGGCAAGAAGCAAGAGGAGCTGAAGGCTCTTCAGACGGCCGGCTTCCAGACCCCACAGGTCAAGGTGTGCCACTCGGTGGCTGAGGTTTTCGATCGGTACGAGAACTACGTAGCCAAGGACCGCAAGGCTCTTGACTATGACATTGACGGGCTGGTCATTGATATCGACAGCACCCCCGAGCGAGATCGGCTTGGGGATCTCAACGGGCGGCCCAAGGGCAGCATCGCTTTCAAGTTCCCTCATGAGTCGAAGGCTACGGTGCTCCGGGCAATCCGGTGGCAGGTCGGAAACAGCGGACGAATCACTCCGGTGGCCGAGTTTGACACCGTGTCCCTGGCGGGAGCCAACGTGTCCCAGGCCAGCCTGCACAACATCTCGAACATCGACGCCCTTGTGGCCATGATCGGACAGCAGTTTTTTGCAAGTGGCGACAAGATCCGGGTCAGCCGCCGAAATGACGTGATCCCCTACGTGGAAGAGGCCCTTGAGGCTTACCAGGGGGCCGACGTAGACAGCAAGGTCCTCAAGACTCCGACCAACTGTCCCGCATGTGCCGGCAAGTTGGAGCGAGACGGTGAGTACCTCGTTTGTCGCAATGAGGAATGCAGCGCCCAGGCCACGGGGGCACTTCGCCGGTGGGTCAAGAAGATCGGGGTCCTTCACGTTGGCGACAGCCTGTTGGAGGCAATGGCGGCAGCTTTCCCTTTCATCCTGACGGAGGCTGAGTTTGAGTCCCGCTTCGGTGTGAAGCAGAAGGACTTCACCACGCTCCCCGCCGACCGACAGGAAGTGATTGCCGCCTCGGTTATGGATCCGGCGGACCTCTACTGCCTGGACGTGGACGCTGTGGCAGCCCTGGATACGGGCGGACGCCGTGTGGGTGGCACGGCCGACAAGGCGATCGGCAACCTCATGGCGAAAATGACCATGCCCCTTCAGGTGGTTGTGGGGTCCATTGGGATCCCGCTCATCGGGCGGGATATGACCAAGACGATCATTGACGCCGGATACAACAGCCTGAGCCTCATGCTTAAGGCAAGGGTCACCTCCCCCCTGCACCTTCCTGACCGGATTCTCCCGGGTCTGGCCTCTATCCCCGGAGTGGGTGACACCAAGGCCAAGGCTTTTGTGGAAGGCTTTGAAGCCAAGGTCGGGCTGCTGGCCAAGCTGAACGCAGTTGGTGTGCGGGTGCAGACAGTCAAGGGCCCCCTGGTGGGTAAGAGCTTCTGCCTGACGGGTTTCCGTGACGCGGCCCTTACGGACGCTCTGGAGCTTGCTGGTGGTACGGTCAAGAGCAGTGTGTCCAAGGGTTTGGATTTCCTGATTGCCGCAGACCCCAACAGCAACACGGGGAAGGCCCAGACTGCCCGAAAGCTGGGGACCAAGGTGATCGGGGTTGACGAGGCTCGCACCATGGCGGGGCTGTGAAGTTCAAAACGGAGAAGACAACACTGGGTGGTTTGACCTACTGGGTCGAGTATGACCTCCCAGTGTTGGAGCCCTCGAGGGACTGGAAAATAGTCGCTCGGGGTTGTGTCGGCTACAAGCATGACACAGGGCAAGGTTACACCTTGGAAACGGAGACCAAGGTGACTTTTGGTCGGGATGAGAAACAAGTGCTGGAAGTTGCGAAAAAGCGGGTGACCAAGGACTTGTTTCGAGTAGTAGCTTTCATCGAGAAAGCTACTGACCCGGAGCAGAATGACCATGCCGACTTTCGAGTACCCCCCCTTGATCTCAGTTGAGCAACAGAACTGCTCACACCGTTGGGACGGTCCGATTCTCACCTCCGAGGATGGTTTGCTGGAAACGGCCACCTGTTCCTTGTGTCATGTGATGGATCTGGATGAAACTCTGACGGCTTTAGATCATGCTGAGGACTCTTTGAGTAGCTAAGGGGAGACGGTTAGGGGTTCAGCGGGCTAATGGCTTAAGGCGCGACCTGATCCGAGGGATGACTACCCACGGGGAGGGGACAAGCCACCACACCAGAGACACCTAGTCAGTGTTTACCGGGTGGGAGAGTACCCCGATAAGAGGGAGGTCCAGGTGGAAATCCTGGGTGGCCCGCTGAGCCCCTAACCAATCCCAACTTAGTTGATCATCTCGGCCTCGTTCAGAGTAGTAGTCATGTAGGGGGAACAACCCCCAGGGCAAATGACCCAAGGAAACGAACATGGACACTCAGATTTTTCGAGACCTGGAGTCGGGACTGTGGAACGAGATCAATCCCGACAAGTGCCCGTGCCAGGGGAACGGCTGGATCCTGAGTGACTGGGATACTTGGCATCGGTGCCAGAGGCACGGTGTCAACGTGCCTCACCCGGAGGAAGAGGCCGAATTCAACGTTAAGGCCCACCGCCTGAACCTCTACCGCGATGCCTTCCGCCAGTACAAGGTCGCGGCTGAGCGCCTGGGTCTGAGGGGGACTTTCAAGGACGCCTGCCTTGCCCACCTGAAGGGGCCGGGCCCCTCAGCTGGTCCCTCGGCCTGGGTTGCAGCGGCCGAGAAGGTCTTTGTGGAGCTGGGGCAGGCCCGTGCGGACGAAGAGGCAACCCGCCAGGGTTTCAGCTGCGCCCTGGAGGCCAGCTGGGCTGACGAGGCTGAAAACGACCGGCGGGAAGCCGGTCTCTAAGGGAAACATGGATAATCATTGTGGATTCACGGGAACTCGTGAAACCCTGACGGAGGCTCAAAGAACCACCCTGAAAGTGGTTCTTTTGGCACTCAAAGGTCGGGGATTTACACACCTCCATCATGGGGACTGCAAAGGCGCTGATGCGTCGGCAGACGCTCTTGCCTTAGAGTTGGGTCTTTTGCGGGTCTCTCACCCCCCAGATATCAACACCCTGCGGGCCTACTGTAAAGCGGAGGAGGTCCGTACCCCAAAGGCTTACCTGACACGCAACGCAGATATTGTGGCTGAGTCCGCTGTCATGGTGGCTTGCCCCCGTGACATGACGGAGACTCAAAGGTCAGGCACTTGGTCCACCATCCGCTTAGCTAGGAAGAAGGGGGTCAAGTTGTTGATCATCCTGCCTAGCGGGCAAGTCAAGGGGGGTGATCATGTCAGCCCCCCTCCGAGTAGTACTCCAGTACCAGAAACACTTCCCCCTCAGGTTTTTCAGATGGCAAAAAAGATCCAGATGACACCACGGCACACGGACAAGTACGTCGTGATGTTCCTATCCTATGGGGCCAATCGTCCGGCATACGGAAATGCTCGGGACGTGGCCATTGGGGACGTCCTCACCTATTTTGAGGAGAGCCGTTTCACGACCCAGGTCGTGTCCTCAGTGAACGCCGTCGGGTGCAAGGTGGCCCCCATGGTGGTAGGTGACTTCGTTGTGGCTGACGCCGCTACCGTCACCTACGACTCGTTCTACGAGATCTTGCGGCCCAGGACTTCGATCAGTGGAGACCTGACACCACCTGCCCCTCTCGAAATCGAGGAGGAGGAAGAGGTCACCGAGGATGAAACGGAGGACGATGAGATCGTAGTGGTGGAGCCAACCCCGGTGGTCGAGAGCACCGAGCCCGAAGAAGACATGCCGGTCGAGACCCCCGTTGAGGAAGAAGACCCCTCAGTCGAGACCCCCGTTGAGGAGGAGACCCCCATTGAACCTGAGGTAGCGGAGATTGAGGTCCCCGTTGTGCCCCAGGTGGCGGCACCGCCGAGTCCCGTTGAGGCACCAAAAGTCAAGGCTCCCAAGGCTGACCCGAAGCCCAAGGGGACGGAGGAAAGGGACCCCCGACTCCCCCCCGCGGGCCACTTTTTGGTGGTCCCCCAGAAGGGTTCGGCTCGGCCCTCGGCGACCCTCGATATGGTCACGGTCCTTGAACAGGGCTTCGAGTATCAGGGAATCTTCTACAAGTCCCTCTCGGGTCTGGCCAAGACTATCACGGGGAAGGGGGTCAATGGTTTTGCCCACTTCAACCTGACGGAGCCCTGGGTAGACAAGGAGAACTGATCATGCTTACCAGCCAAGAAAAGAAGACTAGTCAGGATCTACATGCCTGGGCCCGTGATGCACGGACAGCCGTAGTGGTGTCCACCGCCCTGTTTGTCTCTCTGACGGTGACCTCATGGATCCTTCTCCTGTCGGGGCTCTGGATCGGTTTAACCCTGAGCGTATCCTGTTCTTTCTATGCCGCTATTCTCGCCCGGATATTCCGACGGGAGGAGGCCCTTGTGCTCCACAAGTTGGACACCTTCCTGAGTATCACTGAGGACACCTGGGACCGAGACCTGGGGGCTGACCGAGACCCACTGCTGAACCAGACGCTACAGGAGTTGGCCAATGACGCCGCTAATCGTTAGTATCTCCCTTGTGATCCTGATTTTCACGAGCATCATCACAGTCGCTTCCCTGTGGTACTTGTTTGCTCTTCACAAGGGCAAGAACATCTGGCACATCGCAACCCTCATGGTCCTTTGTTCCTTGGCTTTGTTGGTCACCGTCATTGAGGCGACCGAGGTTCGAAGCCCCATTTTGCCCGAGCAACCCAATGTCGGTGCCGTGGAACCTGTCAAGGCCCGGCCCGACTTTGCGCAGCAGTACCGTACACAGGAGCAGTTCCAGTCTAAGACTCTGGAGCAGATCAAGAAAGAGAAGCCAGTGCCCCCTACGATCGAAGAGCGAATCCGAACTGAAGCTGACAATTACAAGTTGTTTCTAGAGGAACTGAAGGAAAAGTAGCATGACAAGCAACGTAGCCCGTATGGTCCTTTTGCTCCTGGCTATGACCATGCCAGGTTGTCCCGCCTGTGAGGAACGTGTCCCAGCAGGCCACATCGGCCGGACTTGGGAACCATCTGGTTCCTCGGCTGAACTGTTGGCCCCTGGAACCCACACCTGTTGGGGCAGGTGTGAGATGCTCCTGATGGAGGTGGGAGACGCAAACTTCAAGATCCCCATGAATGTGCTTTGTGCCGATGACTTGAACTTCAAGTTCGAGATCAACATCCTTGCCTCCGTGGACCAGTCATCAAAGGATGCCATTCTTTGGGCCTTTGAGAATCTCAATCCAACGGTGCCTGGGTTGATCACCACGGATCAGCTTTTTCAGACCTACATCCAGCCCCTGGCCGTGGAAAAGTCCAGCAAGGCGATTTTTAGGTATGCCACGACAGAGATCGCGAAGAACCGAGCACAGGTGACGGAAGAGGTTCGCACTGCGGTCCTGGAGGCCACTAAGGGCTTGATCATCCAGGTCAAGCAGGTCTCTGTCAGCAACCTTGAGTTTCCACCCCTCATTATGGCGGCTCAAGAGGCCCGAGCACAGCGCCAGATTGAGATCGAGACCGCAAAGGCTGAGGGTGAGAAGAAGGCCGCCACTGCTCAGGCCCGTGTGACCCTTGCTCGTATTGAGGCGAATGAACGTTTGCTCAGGGCCCAGTCACAAGCCGACTCCAACCGTATCCTGGCCTCCTCCGTTTCCCCCCAGCTGCTTGCTTGGCGTCAGTACGAGGTGATGGAAGCAGCCGCTGGTGGTGCAAACAACATGTTCCTGATCCCCTACACGGACACAGCCAACAAGGGACTCGACACCACCCGTTGGATGGACAGTCAGGGAATCTTGGATGCTCAGCTGCTGCGGCGTATGCAAGAGGCCCAGGAGTCAGCTGAAGAAGTCTCCCGGCCTACCGTACCTCTCAGTTTCCCCGCCCTGTTGGAGCAAGCCAAGAAGGTTCCGGCGGTAGAGGTTGAGACTCCCGCCCTTCCGTAACCCAGTCTGAATGGAGAGAGGGGTGGCTTGTCTAGGACGAGTCACCCCTTTTTTGTGATACAATGACTTTTGAGATTCAGCCCTCTAAACCTTTGGTCAATCGTCGCATAACCCTTTCCTTTGACCTAGGGCCGCCACGACGCCCTCAAAGCTGGTGGCGTCGTCTGTGGTTGTGGGTGCGTCGACTGTTTTCTAAGTCCCCACCACTAGCCCCTGAGGACAAAGCGGCAAAGGCGATGGCTCAGGACATTGCTCGTATGGAGGACGAGAGGATCCTCACGGAGTTGAGTCAGAGGTGCCCATGATCCGCGTACAAGATGTAGCCTTCTACCTGTACAACAAGGTGCCGATCACGCATTTGAAGATGCATCGGATCTTGTATTATGCCCAGGCGTGGTCCCTTGTTTGGGACAAGCAACCCTTGTTTGGGGACGAGATCCAAGCATGGCCCGGTGGCCCCATGATCCCAACCCTCTATGAGACGCTCAAGGGCCAGTTCATGGTGGACGTGTGGCCTGCGGGGGACTGGACGCCCTTGACGGAGGAGCAGTTGGACACTGTGGATTCGGTGCTTGACTTTTATTTCAAGTACTCGGCCCAACAACTGAGTGAGTTGTCACGTCGAGAAGACCCTTGGATGGACGCAAGGCATGGTTTTCGTCATGGGGATCCATGCAACGTGGTCATCAGCCATGAGTCCATGCAAAAGTACTACTCCAGTTTGCTGATCTCGCCGGCATAGCACCAGACTAGGTGAGGTAGGAGTTCTTCCGGCCCCAGGAAGTCAATCTCCTGCATCTCTAAGCTGTTTCCGGCCTTGAATGAGCGGAGTCCAAAGACTCCGTCCTCACCTACAAAAAGGTCGAGACGTCTTCCCAATAGGATGCTGGAACACCACATCATCTCCACATCCCCGTCTGATCCCACTGAAATAGTGAGCGGGGGCATGATTCTGGCATAAAGGCGGGCTGTTTCCACCCACTCTTTTTTCGGAGCCAAAGCCCCGTTTCCATCCCAGTTTTCGGGTAGGGTCAACAAGGCGTCAAGAGTCATAGATCCCATCTATCCTCCAAGGTCTCCTGTTAGTGTACCTCGAAACTTTTCAAAGGAATCAACAAAATGAGTGACTGGATTGAGTGCAATCTTCCTTGGTCGACCGTACCTTTCGAAGCTCCCCCCATCCCTGATACCTCCGATTTCGAACGGAGTTTGGTTGGCGTCTCAAGGGCTGAGTTGCAAGCCATGCCAGACCCTTTTCAAGACCTGGAACTGTTGGGCTCAGCCCTTTTTGGTGGGGCTCAAGGATCAACGAAGTCAAATCTGACTTGGGCGCAAGAGGCACAGATTTTTCTGCACGAGCAAAGGCGTGAGTTGATTCGTTTTTTGAATCGAGCAGTAGAAATGAGTCCTCAAATCCTGGCATGGAGGGCAGAGAAAGCTCGATTGCGAGAGGAGGCCCAAAGAGACAGTTTCTGTGGTCGAGGTCTGGATATTCCCGGGACCATTGTAGAGACAAGACTCAGTGGGACTTATCTACTGGGATCTTTTCCTGAGAGCCTCTTAGATGATGACACGGTAATTCGTTACCGTGTGCTGGAGGGTCTCGAGGGCATTGCTAACAAGGACGTGAGCTTGCACTCTCTGTTTAGGGGTGAGCTTTTGAAAGCGTTTGCGGATTGTAATCTGTAACTTTTGTGCTCCTCAAGGGCCTGGGTTCCACTAGGTGGCTTATCAAGCTCGTAGGTAGGTACGAGCGAGGTCTTAGGCGACGTAGTCCAGAATCCATGTAACCCTTGAGGTTCCCTTTGGAGACATTCAGACAAACGCTTAAGTTTCCCGATGCCGCAATTCTGAAGAAGGCCGTTGGTCCAGAGCAGTGCAACCTACATGCTCTGGCTGAATCTGCTTGTGTCAAGATTCACCACCAATCGCGTCGTCTTGTGATTGAGGCTGAACATGAGTTGGATCTCGCGAAGGCCATAGGCTTGGTGGATCAGTTGATCCGGCGGGCAAAGGAAGGAAAGGAGACTCTACCTAGGGCGGTTAAACACATGGCAAATCTGAAAAGGACCTCGGAGTCGGACACCTCAGTAGTCAAGCCCAAGACCGAAGGCCAGCGTGAATACCTGGACGTCATTCGCAGGCACGACATGGTGTTTGGACTGGGACCGGCGGGCACAGGAAAAACGTTTCTGGCCGTAGCTGAGGCCGTCAAGGCTCTGCAGCAAAATAAGGTCAGTCAGTTGATCCTCACTCGTCCCGCGGTTGAGGCGGGTGAGCGGCTCGGGTTCCTACCTGGAACGGCACAGGAGAAGGTGGACCCTTACCTCCAGCCGCTCTTTGACTCTCTCATCAAGTTGTTGGGCAAGAGTCAGGTCGAGGCCATGCGTAAGAAGGGCACCATTGAGTTGGCCCCTATCGCCTTCATGAGAGGCCGGACCCTCGAGAATGCCTTTGTGCTCTTGGACGAGGCTCAGAACTGCACGTTCGAGCAGTTGATGATGTTGATCACCCGGTTGGGTGAGGGTTCCAAGTGTGTTGTGACGGGTGACGCATCCCAGGTAGACTTGGATCGGACTCGCAGCGGGTTGGTTGAAATGGTCCATGTCCTTCAGGACGTGGAGGGCATTGGGACCTGTTTCCTCACGGCAGATGACGTTGTGCGTCACCCCCTGGTGACTCGTATCGTGACCGCCGTTGAGAAGTACCAGGCAGAGAAGCCCGGTGCCCGTGAGAACCCCAACCTCAAGAGGGAGTACCCCAAGAGCAAGAAGCGGGATGACTATCCTCCCTACTGAAACTTGAGGGTCTGAGAATGTAAAAAGGGCTTCCGAGAGGAGGCCCTTTTTATTCGATCATCTGGTGCTATGTTGGAGTAGTACCCTTGTACAGGAGTAGGAGTACTACCATGCTGACCCCCGCCGAACGTTTTGACAAGTACCGAGAACTGCTTCGTCAGATCGATCTCCTGATGGCAAACCATTTGAGGTGGATTGAGGATCAGTCCCCGTCACTGAGTCTCTCGGCAAAGGAGGCCGGCGCCTTTGCCTTCGAAAAGGAACTCGACCGCATCCGAGCTGAGATGCGCGCCATCGACATCATGTGACGAGGGGTCCTCATGAGAACGTTGCCCCATCAAACTCGGACTTCCAAAATGAAAAACATCCGTCAGTGGGTGCTCATCACTCTCGGTACCCTTGCCCTTGTTGCTGTCATTTTTCTCGTGCCTTATTACGGCTGTTCCAGGCCGGGGAAGACCCGAGAATTCCTGACCCCCCAAGGCTACACGAATATTCAGACCGGAGGGTACAGCTTCTTCTCCTGTGCCACCACCTCAGGTCCGAAGGGTCAGTCAGACGACTCCGGGACTTTCCGCACGAATTTCGAGGCCACCTCACCCGCAGGCTACCCCGTGTCAGGCACCTACTGCTGCGGAGTGATCCGGGGGTGCTACATTGAGTGGGACTGAACCCAAGTACCCCTGCCATGACTGTGGGACCACCCGGAGTAGGTCTAGAATGGTGCCGCGACGGATTTTCCGGGGCAAGGGACCATTGGTCTGGTTTTGCCAGGAGCAAGGGATCTGTCAAGCTCAGGTTAAGCGTACCCGCTTGGAGTTACTGCTACGAGCCCGACGGAAAATCACTCAGCTTTGAGAGTGTCAACGTTGCCCGGCCACACTGTGGATCATAGAAGCCTTGCACCGTGAGGAGCCTTTGTTCCTTGGGCCAGTCCCGAGCTAACATGTTGGCTAAACGATCAGCCTCCTGTAAGACCCTGTGGCTAGGGATGGCCAGAATCAGAACCTCTGCCTCAATCTCGAAGGGGTGAAAACCCCTGTCCCAAAGCCATTGCAGAAAAGCCCCCTTTTGGGGATACTCCTGCTTGAGCACCAGGACCCCTTTCATCACGGGTCGAAAAGATTGGGCAGGCCCTCCGAAAGAGGAGTCGGGTATCAGGACCATTGGCCCCAACCCCTTGGTCCATTCACCCCACGCCGGGTTTACTAGCACCTCTCGTGTGGCCCCTCGGTGGCCCCATAGGGCGGTCAACTCGGTTTGGGCTAGGGCTTGAGCCGTTGGGTCGAGCATGTTCCACAGGACGCGCTCCTCGGCGATCAAACGTTGATCGTCAAGCAAAGTCCACGGGACCCCTTTTGGCAAAGACCGGCCAACAAGTAACTGTAAAGCCAGATCATGATGGAGGTCGAAAACTGTTTTTCCTGTGCTCATGTCTTCTACCTTACCGCTTTTGGTCTCGCGAGAGGTTCTATAACACTTCAGTGGTGGTATCTTTCATCTAGGACCCTTAGCAGGACGTGATCCATGAAGCACCGCCGGTCAAAAAGGACTCTCTCGACTGAAGACATTGAGGAACTGATGGCGTCTTTGGGCAAGGACGACGGTCCCGATTTTGACGACGATGGGAAGGACATCGCAGTCGTAGGGAATCGGGTCTTTTTCTATCAGGATGTGAATTCGTCCAGTGCCGCAAACTTGGCCACTACCCTAAGGGCTGTTGCCATGGATCTCCAGATTGAACAGGTGCATTTGGATCTGCCCTCCTGCCGTCCTATTCATCTACACATCAACAGTCAGGGTGGAGACCTGTTTGCCGGCTTTGCCCTTGTGGACACGCTTCGTGGGTTGAAGGTACCCGTGCATACGCATGTGGAGGGTGGTGCTGCAAGTGCAGCGACACTTTTCTCGGTGGTAGGGAAACACCGCACCATTGGCAAGCACAGTTTCATTC